CTGTTGCCCTAAGCCGCTTGCCCCAGCGGCAAAGGCGAAGGCGTTGAGCGTTGCCGATCCGGCCAGCGTGCCGATGATTGTCGGGTTCGCCAATCTTGCGATTTGCTTCCGAAGCTTGTCCCCTGCGGTAACCATTGCCAATTCTAGGGCGACAAACCCCAGGTCTATGCCGCAGGCCATTGCCCACGCTTGCCAGCTAGGCGAGCTCGTAACGAGCTCAATGCCATGGGCCAAGTGAGACAGGCTTAAGCCTGTCAGTGTGACGGCGACCGCGCCAATGGCGCACGACGTCATCATGGTATGGCGTAGCGCTGTCTTCGTCTTGCGGCGTGGCGATGGCGTCTTTGCCTTTGGCAGTACCTGGAGTTTGGTCACGTTGTTAGTCATTGGATGGGTCCTTTGTTCAGTCATTTAACTGCCATCATAGTACACCATTTGATTGATTTGTCAAATCGGCTTGTGTTACACGATGTAACAGGTCCGGAATAGGAATTCTTACCCATCTACCCCGGCCGGTAGAAGGGGGCAGCGCGCGAGGTCTGCTGCTAACTTGCTGGTCCAACGTAGAATTTTCCTGTTTTCTGGCCAACCAAACAAATTACGTACAAGGATTTTCCTGTTTTCTGACCAACCAAACAAATTACGTACAAAAAATTTTTTTACTAAAAAATAAACCACTACAAATTATGTCATAGTTGAGCACACGCAACCCGCGTGCTAGAGTCCCACGCATGAATAGCAACGGCCCTATACAATACATGGATTTAGTTGCTGATCCGGCGACTCTGGGCTGGCCTCCCAGTCTCCCGCTGGAGCTCGCGCTGCGTCAGCAGCCCGTCAAGGACATCTGCGCCGCCTACGGCATCGGCCGCTTCGAGTACGAGCGTCTTCGCAATGACTCAGCTTTCCGGCGGGCAGTCACTCAGGCAACCGAGACACTTCAGGAGGAAGGCGCCTCATTCAAATTGAAAGCGCGCGCTCAGAGCGAGGAATTACTGAAAACGAGCTGGGCCTTGATTCACAAGCCCCTGGATCAAGTGCCCGCCGCAGTGAAAGCCGACCTCATAAAATTTACGGTCCGCGCCGCTGGGCTTGACGCCAGTGTCGAACAGAAGGCAACTGCCAGCACCAGAGCCGCCGCACTGGCCGCGGTCGGCCTCACGATCAACCTTCACCTCGGGGACTGAAGTGAACCCCGGCCCCGTCTCCGACACAGCCAGGTCGGCGATCGATGCACTCAAAGCAGCGCCCATGGTACTGGCGCTGCTGGTGTTCAATTTGGTCTTCATCGGATTTCTGGCTTACGTTACCGTGAGCGAGCGGGCACAATGGGCTAGAGTCGTTGAGTTGCTGGCGAAGACGTGCCGGCCGCAAGGGTAGGGAACCAGGATGTCCACCTACAAAGTGCTCGACAGGCTGTGGTATGCCAACGACCCCGCGGGGCTTGAGGCCGAGCTCAACAGCCTTGGTGCCACCGGTTTGAACCTGCAGATCGCCCTGCCGCGTGCGTCACGTGAACAGACCCGCTGGATATTTGTTCAAGGAGCAACTGGCGTGACCGCATCGTACAAAGTGCTTGACCAGCTGTGGTACGCCAACGATCCGCAGGGTCTTGAAAACGAGCTCAACACCATCGCCGCCGGCGGCTGGAACCTGGCGCTCGCCTTACCGTTCGCGCCGCGTGAACAAACCCGCTGGATTTATTCGCAAACATCTGGGGGCACTGGCGGCACAACAACGATTGCTGTTGGTACCACACCCATCACTGGCGGCACGTCAGGGCAGGTTGCTTACGACAATGCTGGAGTTTTTGGCGAAGCTGCCAATTTTACAATCGCATCAGGCAATCCCAACGTCGCCGCTAGCGGCGCCTATCAGTACAACGGTGTCAACGCCCTGCAGATGATCACTGCATCCAACGATTTGTTCCTGGGGCGATCTGGCAATCTGACGATGACTGGAACGGATAACATCGCCATCGGACCCAACGCTCTCGCCGCCAACACGACGGGCAACTATAGCGTCGCCATCGGCACCAATGCGCTGCAAACCGCGACCACGATAGGCCAGAACGTCGCCATCGGATACGCGGCCCTGGCAAACTATAACTACACGCAGGGTGGCAATGTCGCGATCGGCTACAACTCGATGAGCGGCGCCTCGGCCACCACACCGCGCAACTCGGTGGGGGTCGGACAAGGCACCCTGCTGAACAGCAGTGCTGCGGGCAATGTCGCAGTGGGGAACGTGGCCCTGACGGCGAACACGACAGGGGTTAACAATGTCGCGATCGGTGCAGGTGCTCTCACCGCCAACACAACCGGTGGCACCAACGTGGCCATCGGCGCCAATGCCATGCAGGGCGTCGGAGCCACCGCGCCGGGTAATTCAACAGCGGTTGGCTATCAAGCTCTGCTGAACAATAACGGCTCCAACAACGTCGCTCTTGGCTATGCTGCCGCAAACAACATCACCACCGGTACCAACAATGTCGTCATTGGCTACAACTCGAGCGCCCCTTCGGCAACCGCCAGCGGTCAGCTCAACATCGCCAATATCATCTACGGCACGGGCAACACCAGCACCGGCAACACCGTCTCGGCCGGCCTGATCGGTATTGGTGTGCAAGCGCCGGGCGCTGTGCTGTCTATCCGGGCCAGCACGACAGCAGCGGCGCATCTCAACATGGCGGCGGGTGCCACGCCGGCCACGCCGGCCGATGGCGACATGTGGTACGACGGCACGCATCTTAACTTCCGCCATGGCGGCACAACAACGGCGATCGTCTGAGGACGCGCCTTGAACGAGTGCTGGGGAGCGAGAGTGGGCTGATGATCACTGTCACCATCCAGGCCACACAGGAGGAACTGCTGGCGCTGCGCCAGCTGCTGCACCGCGCCGTGCTGCACTCGGGCATGCAGGCGGCCGAGGCCGCGGTGCATTGGCATAATAAGCTCAACATGGCCGAGCAAGCGAGCATGCAAGTGAGTGTGCAAGCACCGCCACCAGACCCGTCTCGATCCACGACCGCGCCCCCCACGCCAATGAGAGGGTTCCGCAATGCCTTCAACGAGCAAGAAGCAGCACAATCTGATGGAGATGGTTGCCCACGACCCTGAGGCTGCCAGACGGGTGGGTATTTCCCGGAAAGTGGGTAAGGACTTCAGCAAGGCTGACAAGGGTCGCGACCTCAGCAAACTTCCGCTGCGTAAAGGGGCGCTAAAGGCAAAGTCAGATAGAAAGCAATAGGAGGCGAACATGGCCGTCAGAGAACCGTGGCAGGACTACTATAACTCCCAATCAGGGGAATATGGCGACGGGTATTGCGGTGACCTCAACAAGGGCAACGAGCAGGAATATCTGGAGCAAGACTCGCGAGTGGACGCAACGCGCGCTGAGTTTCATAAAACTCAAACTGACGAACCCCCACCGGCCGCCAAGAAGTAGGTAGATGGCCAGCCCCGGGTTACACCCGGAGCCAACCATCTTCGATATATGGAATGACCAGCATCCTCGATTACAAGCCAGCGCCTACCATCAAAGCGTTCATCAAGGACTTTCGCTACCAGGCGCTCTTCTACACCTGGATCGTGGGGCCGGTCGGCAGCGCCAAGACCACGGCACTCTTTTTCAAGCTCGTCTACATGGCGATGAAACAGACCCCGTCTCCGGACGGAGTCCGCCGGACGAAAGCTGTCATCGTCCGCAACACCCTGCCGATGCTCAAGGACACGACTCTTGCTTCCTGGGATTACTGGTTCAAGGACGGCGTGGCCGGCACCTGGAGCGCCACCGACAAGATATTCACGCTGCGCTTCGGCCAGCCTGGCGACATGGTCGAGTGCCAGGTCCTCTTCCGCCCCCTCGACACCCCCGACGACGTCCGCCGCGTCCTGAGCCTTGAGATCAACTTTGCGATTATCGACGAGTTCGTCGAGCTCCCCAAGGCGATTGTTGATGCCTTATCCGCGCGATTAGGCCGCTACCGTCAGCCCGATGGCACACCGGTCACCATCTGGGGGATGTGGGGGTCATCTAACCCCGGCACCGAAGATGTGTGGTGGCACGACTACCTGCACGGTCCCGCGGTGCGGCGCTACAAGCGCCTGCCGGGCGCCGCCACACCATCCCGGGTCCCCGATACGCAGGGAGACGTCGCGGCATGGGCGGGCGCGTCAGGCGTTGCCATCGGGGCTCAGCCCACTCTGGAGCCTATCGCGTCCTACTACCACCAGCCGGGCGGGCTCTCACTCGATGCTGAAAACCTTGAGAATCTCCCCGGCGGGAAGCAGTATTACCTGGATGCCATCACGGGCAAGAGTGAAGTCTGGGTTCGGCAATTCGTCGATGCCGAGTGGGGATTCTCAATCGCTGGCAAGGCCGTGGTTCCCGGCTTTCGTGCCGACCTGCACGTGGCTCTCCCTAACACGCTCACGCCCAACCCTTACTTTCCTCTCGTTGTGGGCCTCGATCCGGGGATCACCGGCTCCGCCATGATCGTCGGCCAGCAGGATTATGACGGCCGCATAAGAGTCTTCGCAGAGCTGATTCAGGAGGGCATGGGTGCAGAGCGTCTTGTCCTGGAACGACTTCAGCCACTCCTGCGCAATCGCTTTCCCCAGGTCCAGCGCGTCATCGTTGCCGCCGACCCGGCGGCTGCTTCCCGCACCCAGACCGATGAGCGGACAGTCGTGAAGGTGTTTCGCCGGCATTATGAAGTAGACGTTGAGTCCAACAACCGTCTTCCCCTGCGTCTTGACGCCATCGATCACTACACTAACACGCTCATCGAGGGGCGGGCAGCCCTTCAAATTGACCCGAGCTGCCAGATTCTGATCCGCGCGCTCAAGGGTGGCTGGCGCTACGCCGCTGATCTCAGGCGCGAGACACTTCGCGGGCATGATCCCGAGAAGAATGCCTACTCCCATCCGGGCGACGCGTTCGGGTACATGTGCCGTTATTTTGCACGTGATAATAGTAGAGAACGTCGTTATGGCTTGCCACAAGGTTTTTTGGCAGCCAAGCGTCAAGGCGCGCCATGGCAACGTCAACCTGAGCGTAATTCGTATCATATTCGGTAAGTGCAACTATCGGTAATATTATGGCCCTTCTCACGTCAGAACCGCCGCTGAACACGGCCAAGGCGTACCCCGACCCGGCGCTCAAGCCGCCGGCGGTTTCTATCCCGACGCCCGCGCCTGCCAAGAGCGCACCCGACCCGGAAAACGACCCTCCGGTCCGGAAAATCTCTTCTGAGTCGCTGCGGACTCTGGGCCAGCGCTTCAACCAGATATTCCAGCAATATGTCGGCGATCGCCGAATTGCGGAATTGAGATGGCTGGCCAACCAGCGCCAGTATCTCGGGATTTACGATCCCGAGGTCGAAAAAGCGATGTCGCCTAACCGGTCCAAGGCTTACCCTAAGATCACCCGGACCAAGTGCATCAGCGTGCTCGCGCGCATCATGAACCTGATGTTTCAGGGCAATGAGCGCAACTGGGAAATTCACGCTGCGCCATGGCCGGACATCACCACGCAGGAAGTCCGGGATGCGATCGCACTGGCTCAGGAAAAGGATCAACAAGCCGGTGTGTCCACACCCGACCCGACTGATTCGTTTGCCTTTACCGACTATGTGATGGATGCGCTTGACCGCTACGCTGACTTACGTGCGGAGAAGCTGTCCAAGCTCATCGACGACCAGCTTCAGGAGCTTGGCGGACATCAAGCACTGGACTATGTGGCCTTGAACCGCGCGGTGATCCGCAGCGGTATTATGTATGGGCTCGGCGTGCTCCGAGGACCCTTCGTGCGCAAGTCGGAAACCGTGACATGGAAGGTGCTTAAGCCGCCTCCGGCGGTTCTACCGCCGCCCGGTCCGCAGATGAATGGTGGTGTACCAATGCCGCAAATGAACGGGGGCGCGCCACCACCACAGATGAACGGTGGTACGCCAGGGCCTGGGGCCCCGCCAGGGCCTGGAGGACCGCCGCCGGCTGCACCCCAGGCGCCGCCGGCTGCACCCCAGGCGCCGCCGACACCAGTGGTCAAGCCGATCAAGCAAACCGTCTTCAAGCCCTACTTCGAGTTTTTGCCGGTCTGGGATTTCTACCCCGACATGTCCGCCAAGACGCTGCAGGGCATGGACGGCTATTTCGTGCGCCATGTCATGAGTCGGACTCAGGTCAAGGAACTAGGTGCCAAGCCGGATTTTTTCCCTGACGTGATCGACTCGTATCTCCAGCGTTACGCACTGGGTAACTACCGCGCCCAGCAGTTCGAGATGGAGCTGCGGTCAATGGGCGTGAAAGTCAACGTCAACGAGATGAAAAGTGAGACGATGAAGTACGAGGTCATGGTGTGGCACGGCCCGGTGGATGGCCGCCTCCTGCAGGAGGTTGGCGTGGAAGTCCCTGCGGACAAGCTCTCTGATTTCATCGACGCAGAGGTGTGGATGATCGATGCCAATGTCATCTGCGCGCGGCTTAACCCGTGGGAAGAACTTTCCAACCAGATGCCGTCGGTGCCTATCCCGCCGATGATCCACACGTTTCTCTTTGACGAGGACGATACGAGTCCCATCGGCTTTGGACTACCTCAGGCTGTCAGGGACAGCCAGATGATGGTTTCCGCCGCGACGCGCATGCTGCTCGATAATGGGAGTGTTGTCTGTGGGCCCAATATCGAGCTCAACACTGATCTCCTGCGCCTCGATCAGGACCTGACTGCCATCTCTGCGTACAAAGTCTGGTATCGCGAAGGTTCCGGGCCCGAGGCGCAATGGCCGGCGGTGCGCAACGTCTCCGTGGATGCGCACCTGGACAGTCTTCTCAAGATCGTCGAGCTTGGGCTTCGTTTCGCCGATAGCGAGACGTTCGTTGGCCCGGCAACTGGCGGCGATATGGAGAAAGTTGCAAGCGAGCCGCTGCGTACCGCGGCGGGCGCCTCTATGCTGCGGGGTGAGGCAGCCTTACCGTTTAAGGACATTATCCGCTCATTTGATACGTTCACCCAGAGCGTGATCAACTCCATGGTGCTGTTCAACCGGGTGTTTAATCCGACTCAGGCGCCCGATGGCGACTATGATGTTATTGCCCGTGGTGCAACTTCTCTCATGGCCAAGGAACTTCGCGGCATGCAGGCGGACTCATTGGTGCAAACGTTAAAGCCTGAGCAGATGATCCATGTCGACGAGCGCAAGCTCGTCGAGGCCCAGATCAAGGCCAGGGACATGGACGATATTCTGGTGACGGAGGACGAGGCGTCACGGCGTCAGCAGGCCCAGGCCCAGGTCCAGCAGACTCAGCAGGACCAGCAAGACAAACTCATGGAAGCCAACCTGCGTAAAATACTCTCTGACGCGTTCAAGAATATCGCCCAGGGTCAGAAGAACACCGCCAATGCCGACGCTCAACTGGTGGATACGGCGCTGGGCATTCTGGAGAAAGGCATGCAGAATGAGCTCGCAGGACCCGGGCTACCGCCCGCCGGGAACGTTGGCGGCGCCGGAGCGGCTCCAACCGCTTCATCCAGCGGGAACGGCGCCCCGCCAGCAGGAGGCGGACTTGCTGCGGCGCTTGCAGCAAGCGCGGCTAGCGCCGGAGCTAATGGTGCTGCGCCAGCTCCTGGTGGTGCGCCTGCAGCTGTGCCTGGGCCGCCTGGTCAAGGCTTCCCTCAATGATGTACCTTCGCTGCAAGGCGAGGCACGCACGCTTGAGCGGCTTCTGTCCGAGCTCTCCGGCGACCGTGTCACGATGATCGAGTAGGAGACACCTCATGGCACGTCCTGCGCGCGCGAGCGCTGCTGCGCCCCCCGCCTCTGCTGCCGAGTCACCGGCGCTGCCGGCGCCCGCGCTCGCCGTTCCCGCGCCTGTTGTGCCGCCGCCGACAGAGTCGGCTGTTGCTGACCTGTTCAATGCGGCATTCGCCGAGGCCGCGGCCGCGGAGGCAGAACCTTCGGCGGCACCCAAGAAGCCGGCTCCGGCACCTCCTAAGACTGCCCCGATCGCTTCCCCTCCGCCGCCGGCCGAACCGGTGGCCGAGCCAGCTGAACCAGCTGAGCCTCCCGAGCCTCCCGAGCCAGCCGAGCTTCTAGAACCGGTCGAGCCGCCGCCGGCACCGGTCCAGCCAGCACCGCAGCAGCCGCAGCCGCCTCCGCAGCCGCAACCTCCACCGCAGCCGCCGCCTCAGTTGCAGCAGCCGCCGGCTGAACCGCCGCTTTTTAGCGCCGAGGAAGCAACTCAGCTGCAGACTTTTTACAGCGACTGGCCTGATGTAGCCCGTGCCACCGAGACGATGATCAGGGGCATGCTGTCGCAAACCGCGAGGCGCATGTACCAGGACATGGCTGCATCATTGGCGCCTTATTTGCAGACCATCGATACCTTGGCGGACCGGTCACAGCTTACTGAACTCCAGAGCCAGGTTACTGACTATGATGCCGTGTCCAACCAGCTGTCTTCCTGGGCTGCCCGGCAACCTGCGTATTTGCGCGGAGCTTATGAGCATGTTATCAAATCGGGAACGGCTGCCGAGGTTGTTGATTTGATCAACCGGTACAAGCAGGACACCATGCCAGCGCCAGCTCAGGCGCCGCCAGCAGCCGCTGCCCCGGCAGCCGCTACTTCGACTCCTTCACCACCACCTGTGAACCCTGCATTGGCCCAGGCGGCCGCGCGCCTTGCGCCGGTGAGCACCAAGCGGACCAATGTGGTCGCGCCTCCAGCTGATTTCGACACTGCCTTTGCTGAGTTCGCCAGGCTGCAGTGATGGACCAGGCAACGCTCAAGGAGTGGTTGTCGTATGACCCGGAGACCGGGGTTTTTACGTGGGCGCAGAATTCAGTCGGTAAGATCAAGACGTGGCGCCGAGCAGGATGCCTGCATCAAGACGGTTACATCAAAATCAGGTTGTTTGATAAGATGTACCGGTGTTCGCGACTGGCGGTGTTGTATATGACTGGGGAGATGCCTGGGTCTGTGGATCATGTGAACCGTGACCGGGCGGATGATCGGTGGGCGAACTTGCGAGTGTGTACGCGATCGCAGAACCAGTATAATCGTCCGATACAGGGCAACAACAAGTCTGGATTTAAGGGCGTTTTTTGGAATAAGCAGCAGCAGAAGTGGCAGGCTAAGATTGGCTATCAACGTCGGCAAAAACATCTTGGGTTCTTTGATTTACCTGAAGAAGCAGGTATGGCGTACAAACACGCAGCCGAACAACTGCACGCTGAGTTTGCGTGCGTGTAAATAGGGGATAGGACTATGGTAGCAATAACTTCCTACGGAGATATATCCCCCGCGGTTGCGGCTTATTCCGTCGTGCGGATGCTCAAGCGGGCGATGCCCTATCTGCATATTGAAAAGTTCGGTCAAACATACCCGCTGCCGACGAACTCGACGCAGACTGCCAAGTTCCGGCGTTACTTCCTGCAGGGTGCGACTGGCGCTGCCGGTCCGGATGCTGGAGGTACGAACGGTGCTGGGCAACCGTTTTACATTCCGCTGGCGCTGACGCCTCTGGTTGAGGGTGTGACGCCCGCGGGCTCGATGCTGGCGAATCAGGATTACACGGTTCAATTATACCAGTATGGTGACTATATCACCATTACCGATGTGATCGAGGATACCCACACCGACCCGGTGCTGCAGCAATCCACGGATATCCTGGGTGAGCAGGCAGCGGTGACGGTGGAGACCTTGCGATTCAACACACTCAAAGCAGGCACCAACGTCTGGTATCAGAACCTGGTCGCGGCCAGGGCGAATGTCACCGGTGCTCTCGGGCTCACCGATCAGCGCCGGGTGACGACCGGGCTCAACCGGCAGAATTCCAGGAAGATTTCCCAGGTCGTGGCGAGCAATCCCGACTTCAACACCAGGTCGGTGGAAGCTGCGTACTTTGCGCTATGCCATCCTGATCTTGAGAGTGATATCCGCAGCGTGACCGGCTTCGTGCCGGTGGCGAGCTACGGCCCTCATACCAGCCCGTTTGAAGGTGAGGTTGGTGCGATCGAGCAGTGCCGGTATCTGACTTCGACGGTGATCGCGCCGTTCATCAACTCGGGCGCCGCTACCAGCGGTGCGACGACATACCGTTCGACGGGTGGTGTCAATTGGGATGTGTACCCTATTCTGTACTTCGGCCGCGACGCTTTTGGCATCGTGCCGCTCAAGGGCAAGTCGTCGATGACCCCAATGATTGTTAATCCTAAGCCGGCGCCGGGCGACCCGCTGGCGCAGCGCGGCACATGTGGATGGAAGCTATACACAGGCACTGTGATCCTGCAGGATGCGTTCATGGCCCGCCTTGAGGTCTGTGCAACAGCGTAAAAATGCCAGCGACGGTAAGAGGAGATTTCAAATGGCCGATCCTGTACCTACTCGCCCGCAGATGGAGGTGGGTGGCACTGGAACTGCGAAGGTAAGCTTTAAGGATGTGCTTGGCGCCGATGTTAAGATCGCGTCTTCCACATGGACATCCACAGGTCCTGTGACGGTGACGGCGGACGATATGGACCCGACGAGTGCCAAGCTGGAAGCAGCTTACCATGGGCATGCAACAATCAAGGCCAGCGTGACGAGCGAGAGTGGCTTGCCGGCAGAAGCGACGGCTGAGGTGCAGGTGATCGAGAAGGGCACGCCTGTCGAAGGTAAGATTGAGCTTTCGCTTCAGCCCGCACCGGCCAAGGCGACGTAGCATCTCGCGTTGCACGATCAATAGGAGTTCTCAATGGCCACGCAGATTATCGATACCTCATTACATGGCGCTGCTTTCCCGGCGACCTATACCGGGCCGGGCAACCTGATCGGCAACTGCGTGCAGTCTGGCGGCGAGGCGTGCGATGTCTATGGGAATTTCACGTCGAGCACTGGCAACACTGCGCAGATCAATTGCGGGTTCCAGGCGCTGCAGGTTGACATCGTTGATGTCACCGGGGCGATAACGTGGCATTGGCAGTACGGCATGCCGGCGACCAACAGCGTTAAGATCACGCTGGGGACGGTTGCCGGGGTGCTCGATACTTCTGGCGCCATCACGGTAAGCTCCGATCCGGCCGGCAATACCAACGTGACCCTGTCAACCACGGTGTGTGGTAACGCCAAGAATATCTGCTTCCATGTTCAGGGGTGAGCCGACCGTTGATGCTGATGCATTCCGGCGCTGTCTGATCGAGCTCGACGTTGTCGGGATATGCGATCTATGGTTTCATGCCGCACCGCATTTGCCGCAGCCTAAGAATAACGAAGAAGCGTTGATTTCGCTGCACTATGCGCGCACGCAGGCAGGATCGATTCCGGTCAGGCTGCGTTGCTATTCGCATTCGTGGCTGTGCGAGCGCGGATTACCGTCTTCCTTGCCGGACTGGATGAAGCCGAAGGCAGTACGGCTCTATCCGCACGTCATTAAATGAGCGGAGCACAGGCACTCAGCGCAAGCCGGGCCGGTCTAGGATCGGTTATTGTCACTGATCCTGGTTCCGGGCGAACGCAGCTTATTTCGAACGTAGGGGCCGTCACATCCTCGCCGTCACCGATCTTGGCGGTCATGTCCCTGTATGGGCGTCCGAGCGGTATGAGGCTTCAGGGGAGTGCCTCGTAGCCTGGTGTCTGGTACATTCGGGGTAAACGAGGATTTGAGCAATGAACAGCATACGCATCGAGCGGGCGCAGAACGGGTTTGTTGTCTGCATGGACGATCCGGCGATCATTGCCAAGAACCGTAAATCTGATGGACCCTATGAGACTCCAGAGCGGCAGTTCGTTTTCGACGACGAGGCCGGTGTGATTGCATTCATCACCAAGAATCTCGACAAGATCATACCGGACAAGAAAGACGACTACGAGACCAGTTTCGACACGGCGGTCAAAGAGAGTGACGAGGAGGATGAGGAAGAAGAGGACGAGGAAAAATGAGCCCAACGCTTTCTGAAGACAACGAACCAATAAGCTCGGCGCGCAATGCGCGTTCTAAATTATCCGATCCGCCATCTCCAGTGATCCAGAAGCGGGTTAGAATTATCCTGGAAGAAGACGCCGCGATCCCGCCGACCGGGCTTTTCATCTCGGCCAACGGCAGACCGTATTTGCTGATGGCCGGTGTCGAGGCGGAGGTGCCGCAGGAGGTGGTGAGCGTCTTGAACGACGCAGTCAGCTCGGTGCCGGTCATCGACCCGCAGACGCAGCGGGTCACCGGGTTTCGAAACAGGCTGAGATTTCCTTATAGGCGTGTCGGTGATGGGTGATCCATGCAGACGGGCGAGCTCCTGGCCGAATTACGCGATCATATGCTCCGTGATGTTTCCGATCAGGTCGCGGGCAGCTCGGATTATCTGTGGTCGGACACCGGGCTGATCAGATACATCAACGAGGGGCAGACCCGGTTTGCCCGGCAAACCAAGTGCATCCGTGATGCGAGCACACCTACGGTGTGCCAGTTTACGACTGTGGCCAATCAGGCATTCTACACGCTCGATCCTCACATCATCAGCGTGCTGTCGGCACGGATGGCTGGAGATCAGGCTGATCTGGCCCGCGCTGGGCATAGCGACCTCGATACTTACCGCCAGCCAGATACTTACTTTTTTGATCCGAGTCAGCTTTCGAGCATGCCGCCGGGTAAGCCGGTGGCGTGGACAACAGATGAAGGTGTGATTCAGGATGTTACTGGTTCTTACACAGCGGCTCAATTGAGGCTTTATCCTGTGCCGCTGGCGCCTTATTCAGGGATTGTTGTCAATATGCGGGTAGCGCGGCTGCCGCTCGTGCCGCTGAGCCTCAGTGTGCCGGATGGTGTTCCTGAGGTTCCGGAAGAGCATCACATGGATTTCCTGAACTGGGCAGCTTACCTGGCGCTGCGCGGGGTCGACCTCGATGTTGCTGGCGGTGGCGCCTGGGATCGTGCCAAGGAGTTCCGGGCGGCGTTCGACGATGCGGTCAACGACATGAAGAAGGACGCTCAGTCGAAGATGTTCAAACCTCTGCAATGGGCGTTCGGCAGGAATGGCTATTCGTACGAGAGGTACTGACCATGGTAGCGCTCAGACGCGGCATAACAGGTTATGCTAATGGCACGGATGATACGGGGCCGGTGCCGCTAACTTCAGCACCAGTGCCTTTACCACAACCTCGACCCGTTGGTGCACCGACGCCAGCGTTTGCGACACTGCCATCGGTAGTACAGCAGAGTGACCGCCCTGGTTATAGCGCGTTAATGGGTGGTCGGTACGCTGAAGCTATTGCAAATCCTCAATCGTCGCCAGCCACTGTTGCCTTGGCCCAGGCTGGTAGCGCAATATCCGATGCATATTCAAGATTTGCGGAGCATCAAGATAAACTTTCTAGGGTAAGTACGGTTGCTGCGCCGCCATCGAATATTGAAAGGTTTATAAATCTTTTTGCCGGCAATCAAGCCTCAACTGCAGCTATTGCGCAGCGTGACGCAGTATCGCAAGCGCTAAGTGATCCGGTGGTGCAACAGCATATGATGACGCATCCCGATGCGTTGGCTGCAGCTGAGACTGATCCAATTAAGTATTCGCAAACAGTTCAAGACCCAAATTTTAGGAATTACATGTTGGCGGCAGCACAAACTCATGCAAATGTATTAAACGGTATTTCGCATACAGATGGTCAGGGGACGATTGGCCCTAAAATGGCAGAAAGTCCTGCTGCAGTTACGAGACTGGCAGTTACGACCGGTGCTTCACCAGCGCAAGCGCATGCTGCTCTTGAGCCGCATCAGTATACACGCGATGAATTCATTCGTGCCAACTCTGGTATATCGATGAAAGCCGCACAGATGATTTTTGGTCCAGCGCTTGCACATATTCCGACCCCGCAGGAACAGTTGGCTAAAGATTATTTTGGCAGGTTGCAGGGTGATTATAATAAATCGACCAGTGAGCTTCAGGCGTTAATTGATGAGGATAAAAAGCGGACTGACCAAGGTCAGAAGGCGCAAAATAAGGCAGCAATTGCTGCGAAGACAAAAGAGACACAGCAAAAGTGGAATGCTCTTATGGGTCCACAGGCTGCATATGTTGGAGCAACCGGGAAACCATACCCAATCCCGTCTCAGCCAGAAGAATAGGCGAGAGCGATGCCTGATCCATCTGCTGAATTCCCGCTGGCGGATTTTACGCCGTTTCAAACATTCTTGCCGCCGCCCAGTAGACCACCGGTGCCGCAGGATGTTCCGGCGACTGGTGAGGGTAATTTGTTTACTGCGGCTTTGGGATCAGCCTGGCATGAGGGCGTAGCTCAAGGTGCGCGGGCGCTTCAGGCCGGTGCTCAGCTGGCGGGCGCCACGGATACCGCGCAGTCGCTTTCTGACTTTGCCGACGAGGCGCATGCGCGCGCTCAATCATATGCTCGCGCCGATCTGGAGGCCGAGCCTTGGTATTCGCCTTCTGGACTTGCGTATCGCCTTACGCAGATGGTGCCGACGACCGCTGCGGCTCTCAGTGTGGGAGCACTTGCGGCGGCGACGGCGCCAGAAGCCGCGGTTGGGGTAGGGGCTACGGCTCTTGTGGGTGCGGCCAGGACTGCGGCTCTTGCGGCTGCGGCCAGGACTGCGGTGTTTCGTGCTACGGCGGGTGCCGCGACGACGATGTTTCCTTTTGCCGCCGGTGAGAACGTTCAGCGGCAGATCAGCGAGACGGGCGAGCTGACGTCTCCTGGCAAGGCTTTGGCGCTTGGAGTGCCGGAAGCGGTTTTGCAGGGATGGTTGCCTGGGCGATTGGAGAGATATTTCGGAAAGGGGATTTTATCGGGAGTTGCTCATTCTGTTGCGGCGCAAGGTGCTGTTGCCGGTGGCACCGAAGCATTAACCCAGATGATGGGCGACCCAAACCGTGATTTTGCGGATCGGGCGTCCGACATTACGCGGCAGGCTTTGAGCGGTGGAGTGCTTGGTGGGATTGTGGGTGGAGCGTTTGGCGGCATGCGCGCGCTCGCCGGTAAACGGGCGTCAGATATTCCGACTGAGGACCTTCCCAAGGCGATCGACCCCGCGCTTGCGCCAAAGCAGCTGACGTATCAGCCCGCCATGGGAGCGCCGCTGCAGGGTGTGCCGGATGGTGAGCTGGCTGGGCGCATAGATACCTTGCAACGACAACCGCCGCAGACGCAGGCGGGTGTTGAAGAGCTCCGACAGCTTTTGCAAGAGCAGCAACGGCGTGCGGCCGAGGCGGCAGCTACGCAGGCCGCGGTTCCGCCACCGCAAAGACTGTTGCCGCCACCTCCGACCCGGGAAGGTCCGCCGCTGCAGGAAATGCCGCCTGCCGAGTTGTGGATGCGCCTGAATAATGTGCAAGCGCATTTGGAGCTTAATCCGCAAGACCCTATAGCGCGGCGAGCTTCCGAGTTGTTGGGGGAAGAATTCCAGCGGCGAGCGGCAGAGGCGCAGCCTGTTGCGGTTCCCGCTGCTGAACTTTCTGCACCGGGAGTACCTCGTGAACCTGCACCGGCTCCTGTTCTGGGTCCTGGTGAGCCTCTTACTGTGGGTGGTGCTCCTGGTGAGCTTCCAGCAGGTGGGGTCCCCGCTGTACCCGTCATAGAACCGCCAGAACCTGCAGTCCCACTAACCCCGGAAGTCGTAAAGGCGGCTTATGACCAAATTCCAAAAGCTACAGATATTGTTTCTATAAAGGACCTTATGGATGCAACCGGTGCATCCAGGGAGGATATGCATGATTATTTGATGGCTGAAGCCAAAGCTGGTCGGGTGACGATCCATCCAACGACTGCCGAGGAAGCGACGCTTCCTCCGGGCACGTTGGAGAACGCGATTAGGTTGCCGAATGATCCTCAGTCGTATGTTAATGTCCACTTTAAAACACCTGAAGAATTAGCTCGTAGAGTAGCTCCAACTGCACCGGTAGCGGCAGTGGCTCCGGTTGCTACTGAAGGCGAGAATGCTATTACTGAGCATACGCGCATTTTGAATAATGCTGGTACCGATGAAGGCGCATTTAATAATGCGCTAACTAGATTGATGCGCGATACCGATGTCAAGACGCCCGAGGTGGCTGAGATTGCGCGTCAGTATACTGGTGATGATACGGATTTCAAATCCAAGTCTGCAGCAATTAAGGCAATTAGAAATGAGTTTAAGGATCGTGCAAGTGCGCCTCCTGCTGTCGAGCCTCCTGCTGCGGAACCAGCAGTTGCACCTACGACGGCCATCGACGTAACCGAGACAGGTGGCATTCCAGAGTTTCTCAGGCGGCGAGTTACCGAACCTGCTGTTAAAGCTCCTGCAGATATGACGCTTGCAGAATTAAAGACGCATGTTACGGATTACACCGGCGAGCCACTAATAGGTAAAACCAAAGGCGATCTGTTGAAACAAATTCAGCAGTTCGACCTACGTAATGCGAGATTTCAAAATAAGATCGCACCCGATGCTCCGATCAAAACCGTAGATGATCACATACCGGTGCTCAACGATATTGTGAAGCAGCTAAGTACGCTTCCGGATTCTCCGATCAAGCGCCAGCTTTCGGCGGAGACGGAACAAGTAATAAAGAAATCATCGCTAGCTCAAAATAATCCTGGTCTCGTTGATGCAGTCAATAAGAATTTGACGGACTTACGTTCGAAAGTCGAATGGGCGGCGTACCCGAAAGGTGAGGCGGCATCTCCTGACCTAACGCCATCACCGCGCGCGGCTGCTGTGCCGGCGCCGGAAGGCGATCTCGATGAACGTGTGGCCAAGGCGCGAAGGGCGTTGGAGGGATTGAAAAAAGTACTGGGTCCGGATGATCCAATGATCGCGCAGCACGAAGCCTGGCTGAAAGCTGTCAGTGATGCAGATGGGCCGGAGGATTATCGCAAGGCCCTGGCAGCAAACCCTGAGGCTGATCTTGAGGCGGATAACTTGGGAGGTTTGCGGAAGCCGCCAAAAGAGGTCGGTCAATATCTGACGCGGCAGGGGGCAGTACTTCAGGAGGTGGAGGCTCTGGGTGTACCTGAAGACTCACGGGCCCGGGTCATTACTTCGCGTGACGGCTTGCCGGTGTCGCAGCTCGACGCCGATGTGACGGATATGCATCAGCGTGGTGTCAAGTTGACTGATATTGCCGATCACATCATCGAGCATAGCGTCGATCCAGAACAAGCAGCGATCGTGGCACAGCTTAAGCCGTTCTTGCCAGAGAATGCGAAGTCGGTTTTCAGAGATGGTGTTACCGACAAGGAAGGTGAGTACTTTCCTAAGCAGCAGACTTCGGCACTCTACAATGCAGCGGATGCGACAACGACTTCTGTCCACGAGATGGTACATGCGGTACTATCCCGGGCGCTTGAGGGCGATAGTTCCGCGGCGCAGGCCGTTCGCGGTATTTACGACCAGCTTAAAGGTAAGGGCGATCATGCCGGCATAACCGACGCGCATGAAATGGTGGCGGAGGCGTTTGCTAATTCGGTTTACCGCGATTTCTTGAAGTCGCAATTTGTGCAAGGCACCAGCCTCTGGGACCGGTTTATTGACGCGGCGCGCGGTATCATTGGGCTTTCTCCACGTCTTTATAATGCGTTCGATCGTATCATGTCGCATGGCGATGACTTGATGAAGGAGCAGCAGCAGTATCCGAACGATGCTTGGGTAGGACCTGACAGCTACGCGCGCCGGGCGGATGACGGGACTGGTGCCACGGCGGCAGGTGGCGATCAGATACGTGAGACGACGTTTCAACGGCTTAAGACCGGCATTGGTCTTAATATGCGGAATGTCATTCGTAATGGTGCGTTTGGCTGGATGGACGGTTATCGCCTTGCTCGGCTCTATGGTGATGTCATTCCATCAATGCGGCCGTATGTTGATACATTATCGAAAGTGGAGGCTCGAGAAGGTGCATTATTGAAGGCCAGTCAAGTTGGTTATAATATGGTGCGGGCTCTCCCGACAGAGGAACAAGAGCGGCTGCACGCGGTCATGTTGGATGCGACTTTCTATGGGTTGGACCCGCAGAAGCCTGCGCCTCTCGATATCCAGGATACTCCTGGTCGGGTGCAGCTGTATCAAGAACTCGTTGCTAATTGGAACCAGCTTAGTAACGCCGGTAAGGTTGCTTACGAGGCACTGCGGGCGAAATCGTCGGCGGATTACCATGCTGTCCTGACAGATAGATTACAGACGCTGGAGCGCACGATCCCGGGATTAAATGCATCGAATGTGTTCGACACGTTTGATCGACGTACTGACATACATACTAATCCGCGCGAGACTGAAAAGTTCTTCAAGCAGGCGGTGGCTGATAAAGTCGATGGCTTGACCAAATATCGTGATCAGTTGGCCGGCGAGCAGACAACGGCAAATGCTGCGATCAAGGCTGGCGGGATGTCAGATGATACCATGAAGGAGCTGGTAAGGCGAAGTAATGCGTTGAAGACTGATATTGGTAGTATCAACGCAGTTCTTAAAGAAGTGGCAACACGGCGTGATGCTGCAGCGAAGGCGCCGTACTTTCATCTCGGACGAGACGGTAATTTTTTTGTCACCGCCAAGCTGGCTACTGATTTTGAAGGGAACGTGGACCCGGAGAAGCTCGCTAAGTTTGCTGAGTTTTTAGATAGTGAGGGTCACAATAATGTAGCCGTTATGCAAGGCGGTCAGCATGATACGCTTTACGCACGTGTGAAGAATCCTTCCGAAATGAACGCATTGTACCAGTCGGTACTAAAAGCGCAGAAGCAGGGGCTTTTGTCGTCAGAAGCTGGAAGTACTGGGGCCGGCGAAGCAACCACGGTGTTCAGGTCGATTGCGCCGGAGGCTATGCGAAAAGCTGTTGAGGCGATACAGCGTCCGGATGCTCCTGAAGGGCTTAGTGATAAAGATGCTGCTAGGGTTGATGCGGCGTTCGGCGAGCAGGTTGCAGACATGCAGCGTACGTTGCTGAACATGATGGCTGAAAACTCGATCGGCCGCGTACTGGCGCGGCGAGCCAATGTCCAGGGTTTCAGCAAAGATATGTCGGAAAGTTCGCAATATGCCTCCCAGGTCATGAGCCGCAGTTTGGCACGCATGACGACAGCGCCGGAGACTGGTGCGTTAATCGGGAATATGGCGGATGAAGTCAGGACGGCCAATCACGATCCCGCAGTTGATGTGAATACGAAGCTGGCAGCATCGCAGGCTGTAGGGGAGCTGATGTTGCGAGATCGGCTTAGAACGACCTACGTGCCGCCAACAGTACTTGATGCGTTGCGACATGTTTCGCACACCATCCATGTTGGTTCGTCGCCGGCATATTTCCTGACTCTGATGTCGCAGTTGATGACGACCAGCTTGCCGGAGCTTGGCAAGACACACGGTTATGGTCAGGCATCGCAGGCCATGTTCAGGGCACTGCCCGATACTCTAGCTGTCATCAAGGCGATCGCTCAGGGTCCGGATTGGAACACGGCTGGGATCACGCGTGACGCTTTGGAGAAGGCCGGACTTCGACCTGACCTGGTCGATAAGGTCATGGGGATGGTGTCGCGCGGAGTCATGGGGACGGCCATGTACTCGACGCAGATGACCCAGCATTCGCCGTTGGCGCGCGGGCCAACCGGCACAGTGCTCAAGGCAGCGAACGCCATGGGGCTCTATGCCGAGCTTATGCCGCGACTTATTACCGGCCTTGCTGCACACGATCTCTACAACGCCAAACCGTATATCGAACCGCGCTCTGGTCAGTTAATGTCACGTGAGCAGTTCATCGACCGGGCGATTAACGACAGCCAAGGAAACTGGGATGCTAGCCTCAATGCGCGGCAGACCTCGCGTGGAGGTACGCTCGGCGCTGCGGCACCTTTCGTTAACCAGTTCATGGGTTGGCAAATCCGGATGACTGGTAAAATCTACAATGAGGTCCGTGATCTGTTCGATGCAAAGACGCGCCCCGAAGCAACCTCGTGGCTGCTTGGTCATGGTGCGGCGACCGCAATGTTGGCAGGCACGCTTGGATTGCCGCTGCTATCGGTGGGGGCTTCAGTCTACGACAAGCTGATGGACTGGGTTACTAACCGGGACGACCATGATCTGACGGCGTCATACCGGAATTTCCTGGCAGGCACCTTTGGCAAGGACATGGGCGAGGTTATTGCTCGTGGATTGCCGCGCGCGGCTGGAATGGATTTTGCGCATTTCGGTGAGGCGACGATCGTACCTGGATCGTCGACCATAAATTTCGCATTCGAGAAACGTAAGCTTGAGGACGCTTATCGTGACTGGCTCAAATCCATGGGTGGCGCCGGGGCTGGCGATTTGTTCAATTTTGCTGCTGCGGTGCGTGATGTATCGAATGGGGATTATCTTAACGGGCTGATCAAGATGTCGCCGGAAATCTTGAAAGCACCAGCGGAGGCTTACCGGCTTAGCCAGCGGGGATTTGTCAATAACCTGACGGGGCAGAAGTTGCCGATCTCTGGACCAAGCGCGTTCGATGTCGCGATGACGGCGCTTGGGATCGACCCAGGGAAGCAGGCTGAGTACCAGGAGGTCAGCCGGGACGCAGCCGGGCTGCGAACCATGCGCGAGCTCAATTCGTCGAATATCGTTCGGCACCTAGAACAGGCGTATATGAGCGGCAATCGAGGGATGCTCAACACCTGGATGGGTGAAGCGCAAAATTGGCAGAGAGAACATCCTGGCATGGTGCCCCCGCAGGTTGGGTTTCAGCGGGAACTTGAAAATCACATACGCCAGTCTGCGCAGGCGCAAGGCATGGGTGTGCCGATCGGAGTGACGCCGCGGGATATCGGCGCTCGGGGAGCGTTGCGCTATGGCAACATTGGGCAGCAATAATCCGCAAGCCAGCGCTCAGCTGCCGGCTATAGCCGAGACCGGCAAGATTCTGACTAGTTGGGACGGCTTGAAAAATACCCTTCAGCCCGAGCGATTAGGCGATAAAGATTTGGTGCGTGCGCGGAATGTTGTCCTGGATGACAGCGGGCAGCCGTCACGGCGGCGCGGCTACACGTTGAAGCTTCCAGGTAATGTGCATTCGCTGTTCACGTCGTACCAGGGAGTTGTTCTGGGTGTTGTTAACTCAGAGCTCAGTATCATCAATCCTGATTACTCTCATCAGCCGCTGACTTTTATTGGTACGGACCCGGCAAGCGGTACGCCGCCGCTGGCTTACTCGCAGGTGGGTGATCAGGTTTATTATGTGGGCACGGTCGACCGTGGTGTGGTGAACATTCCCGAGCGCAGCTGGAGCCCATGGGGTGATCCGACTGATCTCTGGCTCTCGCCAGTGGTCAACCCAACGGTGACGCTGCCACCGATCGCCGGAAGACTTTTGAAACAGCCGCCGAATGCGACCTGCATGAGCTATTTTAATGGCCGGCTGTATCTCGGTCAGGGTCCGACGTTATGGGCGACTGAGCTGTTTCTCTACAATTACGTTGACGCGACGGCTGGGTACAAGCTGTTTGAAGCCGACATCACCATGATCGGGACAGTGACTGATGGCGTCTATGTCGGGACAAGGGAGGGTGTCTGGTTTCTGACTGGGCCGACGTTCGCCGAGATGAAGCGACAGCGGGTCATGGACTCGGGGGTGGTTCCTGGCTCCATGGTAGATATCCCCGGTGAGCTCGCTAATCCGCCGCAGGTGCCGATCACGGCAACGACGCAGGTTGAGGTGTCGATCATGTTCATGACGACCAAGGGCGTCTGCATTGCGTTCGACAGCGGCCGCACGCTCAACATAACCGAGCCCAAGTACATCTTTCCGGATTCGGTGAGTGCCGCGGTGATGTACCGCCGGCAAGATGGTGTGAACCAATATATCGCTGCGCTGCAGAACGGCGGTTCGCCGATGCAGTCGGCAGCGATAGGAGATTATTTGGATGTGACTATCATCCGCGGGTCTGGGTTTCCCCGGAACTAGAGACGAGAGATTTGCCCTCGATCGCATCGGCGATCGCCCGCAGTCCAGCCGCGATTGCTGTGTGCGGTGGTTGGCCGTTCCGTATCGCCACCTGGGCCTGTGCCAGCGCTAGCATTGCCTCTTCGATGATCGGTGTCTCGATCGGGGCGGGCACGGTTGCTGGCGTCGTGGTCACGACGGTTGCCGGAATGTGTGCTGGAACGGTAACTGCTACGACAGGCGGCGCACCAGCACCGCAGAACTCGGCTACCTCGGTGTCAGCCGCGGCGATCGCCTTGATGATCGCGGCACAGCCAAGCTGCGAATCCATCACACTGGCATCCCACTTTCCATCGGCCACATACTTGCCGGGCTCCTGGAGATTGGTCCCGCCCCACACATACGGCGAGTTTACGCCTTTGCTGGTGTAACCCCAGCCATTGTAAGCTTCTAGCGAATAAAGGACCTGCTCGATGCTGTCGAATTTGACTTCATTGAAGCCGTCATATTCGAGTGCGTCCTTTGCTCCGGCCTCCCAATTTGGAAACGGACCATGTCCTCTTGGGACATGAATCGTGGATATGTTGAGGGGGTCGCCATTGCCGAGATAGGTATTGAAATCAAAATCGGCTTCCCGGTAGTGGATCGCCCCGATCATGAACCACGGACAGATGCCGACTGCTTCATAGACTGATTTCTTGTCCATGATCTTCTTGGCGGCCGCATTTACAGCCGTAAGCTTGGCAGGCAATATCTGGCACTTGTCCCACATATTCCGGTAGCCAGCCTTGCTGATTGCAAACGTCGGCATTCCTATTCTCCTGCCTTTGGCTGTTGCACGGCAGCCTCGATCATCGTCACGATCCGATCGGCGTGATCGAGCACGAGCTTCAGGTCGGCGATTATGGTCCTGGCTTCGGCAAGGATCGCGGGCATTGCGACCGTCACGCGCTCGGCGACGGCGACTTCGTCGAAGATATTGCTCATGGTGACAGTGATGGAGCGTTTGGTTGTCCCGGCGTTAGATGGGCGATTACGTCGTCAATCACTTCATTGGCTGGCTTTCCTTTGTCCTGCGACACAGTCTCAACTGCTAGGAGTGCAGCCGGCATGAGCCGCGTGAAGATCGAAAGAATTATTGTCCATGGCATGGTTCGATACTCCTCGTTATTTCCCTATGAGATATGTAGCAATAGCTATAACGACGAATGTCGTAATAGCTATGCTGATCCAGATCGCATACTCACTCATCGCACCGTGACTTTAGTGAAAAATGGAGGAGGGCGCACGCCCTCGTCGAAGTCGATGCGCACGAGCTGCTGCCTGTCAACAGGCGAGAGCGTGCCTTGAAATTCCTTCGGCAGCTTGGCCGCGATTGGCATGATCTGGCGAACGGTCCCGTGCAGCCATTTACTGATGCCAATCTCGACTGTCATCGGTTCGCCCTCGTGCAGCTCGTATAGCCGAGAGATTGGGAAATAGGCTAGCACGTAAGCGCGTTCACCCACCATGTCGGCGATGATATCGCCGGGGTTCATGACCGAGCCGATGCTGGCGTTGATGCCCGCGATGTAGCCGTCCATCGGTGCCTTCATCCGACCCGCGTCGTAGAGCGTGGCGAGGTCATCGAGCGCCTGATCGGTGAAGCGCGAAGCGGCGACGACTTGTGCCACCTGCCGCGACATCGTATCCTTTTCGGCCATTAGGATCGCAAGTTCTTCCTTGCCCTTGAACACTTGATCAATCACCGCGTTAGCCGTCAGCAGCGGCAGATAGCCTTTGCCCTGAATGGATTCCAATTCCTTGCGATTATCGGTGAGAATGCGGTCGCGCTCCTCGGCCGAGCCTACAAGCTGGTCGATCATCGATGCCCTGGCCCTGATCTCCGCCATTTTGCTCACGAGGCTGGAAGAGTCGGCGCTCAGCCGGGCTGTCAGCTCGGCCACGCGGCTTGAGGACACGCGCGCGACGATGTCACCCTTCTTGACCTTTTGTCCGTTCTGCACCGGTATATCGAGCACCGTCACCGTGTACTCGGGCGAGATCGCACCTGAGTCGCCAACCACCAGCCCGTCTGCCTGGCTGTAGGCAAAACCGCCTGCGATCGAGTTGCCGATCCAGGTCAGGAATGATAGAAGCCCCATGAAGTACGCATAGCGCGCAAAGATGCGGCGGAAATTCATGTAAGCCTCCACCGTTCCGATTCCGGGATGTAGTCGTCGCGGTGCGAGATGCTGAATGCCAACTCGGCCACCATTGCAAATACTCGCAACGGACGCATGACTGCGATCTGCATGACGGCGTAAAATGGCACGTAAGGCAGCAGTCGCAGCGGCGTCTGCACCAACAATAGCACGACAACATCAATCGCGATCAGAACCGCCATCACCGCGCCAAGCAGCGTCAGCGCCTCCATGCCAGCCCGCATTGCCAGCCACGACACATAGGGCAGCCAGATCATCGGCAGCAGCGCCGAGAACACCAGTACGTCAAGGCTGGTAAGAAGATTGCTCGCGGTAAACCGCCTATCGAACGGATTGAGCATCCAGCCGTATTTGCGCCACCAGATCGTGATGATGGATGCGTCCCAGCGTAGCCGTTGCGAAAACAGCCCGACCGGCGTTTCGGGCACCGTGGTCAGCGCGTGCGCGTCGTGGGCATAGCGCAGCCCCCAGCCCGTGGCCCGAAGCTTCATGGCCAGCGCCGCGTCCTCGGCGACCTCGCAATCCAACCCACCGACCTCGTCGAGCGCCGCCCGCTGGAACAAGCCCGCCGCGCCCGACACATTGGATAGCAGCCCAAACAGATCGGCCATGCGGCGCCCGACGGCAAAGGTGACGCCATACTCGATCGCCTGGAACCGGGAGGTCAGGGTTGCTGATTCGTTCTCTACAAAGAGCCGGAACCCCACACCGCCAATGTCAGGCTCCAGGTAAGCCAGTGCGGCTGCGACTGAGCCCGGCAGGAACACCGTATCGGCGTCCCCGATCAGAATGGCTTCGCCGCGCGCGTAGGGAAGTCCATGGTTGATAGCCAGTGGCTTGCCAGTACGGATGGGCAGGTCAACGACAATCGCGCCAGCAGCTTCCGCCACAGCGCGCGTGGCGTCGGTCGAGCTGTCATTGACCACCACAATGTCGTCGACGCCATTGGCCTGCATTGAGGCTATGGCGCCAGCCAGTGTGGGGCTGTCGTTGTGACAAGCGATGATCCCGCTTACCGTCACCGCGCCCCGTGCGCCGCGCTCGGCGCCGGGATCGAGTAGCCCGAGCACGATCGCGGCGAGCAGATACCGCGGTACGTCGAGCAGCACCGAGAGCCACAGGAAGATCAGCAGCTCGGTGCTGCCTAGAGCAAAGACAAGATCGAGCGGGTTCAAAACCAGCCCACGAGATGGAGTACAAGCAGCAGGAGGAGGATAATCAACAGCTGTACAAGACAACTAGAAGAGAAGCCCCGATACGCTCCTACCATGCGCCATTCACCCCCTGCCGAAGATGTGCGCGATATGTTCGCCGAACACGGATAGCAGCCAGCCAAGAAACACAGCAACGCCGGTTACGATCGCAACACCGCCAAGCACTTTGTTCAGCAGCGCGTCCATGTCGCCCTGCTTCTTCTCGATCGTCCGAATGCGCTTGGTGTGATCGCGGACCCTTGTGAGCATCAGCATCAGCGTCTCATGATCGTTCAAACCACGGCGCTGCGCCGGCAGCTTTAGTTCGTCATCGTCATCATTGTCGTCATTTGGGTCCGGCACGATGCCTCCTTCAGGCGGGCACCGGGAAATTCACGAATTTGGAGGGGACGACTGTGATCTCGCCGACGTTCTGAACGCTGACAGTGCCGTCGGCGACGGTGGACCGGACCTCGTACCGGTAAGTGGTTAGGGTTAGTCCTGTTTGCTGATTCGGGGCGATCTCGAACAGGTAGGCGCCCGCGGTCGGCGGTTGGAGGATCGTGCCGGTCAGGTCGAAGATCACCGAATTGCCCAGTGTGATGCGCAATTGTATGGTGGCGCCGGTGAGGTCGACGATGATGCCGTTGGCATCCCGGACATGACCGGAGATGATCCAGGTCTCGCCGATGTAAAAAGTCCCGCTCTGCCAGATGCTCATGACGCAACCTTAAGGAGTGTCTTCAATGCTCGCAATGTCGCCAATGGTTCCTCGCGTGCAGCTGCTGGTTCCTGATCGGCAATTGCTGGTGCCCAGAGCTGGACAGATCATTGGCGGCGGGCGCTTTCTTGGCAAGATCATCCGGAACAAGCGGGTGATCGACGAATTCGCGTGTGACAACATCGTTGTCAACCAGGGGCTCAACTACCTCCTGGGAGCCGCGCTCGGTGCTCAAGCGGTGACAACGGCGTGGTTCATCGCATTGTTTTCCAACAACTATACGATTCTGGCGAGTGATACGGCGGCGACGATCGCGACGAATTCCGGCGAGGTGACGCAGTACACGGCCGGGGTACGGCAAGCCTGGAGCTCCGCTCCTCCTGCGAGTCAGTCGATTACCAATTCGGCGACTCAGGCATCGTTCACGTTCAACGCATCCTTGACGGTTTACGGTGCCTTCTTGATCTCGTCCTCGACGATCAATGGCACGAGCGGCACGTTGTTCTCGGGCGCGCAGTTCGGCTCGTCCAAGTCGGTGGTTAGCTCAGATATTCTGCAGCTGACTTATACCTTCACGGCGGCATCTGCCTAAGAGATAGGAGCGCGCGATGGCCGGCGGGAAGGCAAATACGTTCGACAATGATCTTCTCAAGCTGATTTTTAACGGGACCGCGATCGCCAATATCGCGGACAATGCAGCGTCGAGCCCGCTGACGAATTTCTATGCGTCGCTCCACACTGCCGATCCTGGTGTGGGCGGCAATCAAACCACCAGCGAGGCGGCTTACACGAGCTACGCCAGGCAAGCGGTCGCCAGAACTTCCGCCGGGTTTACAGTGTCAGGGTCGAGCGTGACGCTGACGGCGTCGGTGGTCTTCCCGACCGCTACTGGTGGCAGTGAGACGGAGACCTTTGCGGCGTTCGGTACGGTGTCGACGGGAACCGGGAAAATCCTCTATCGCGGGCCGATCACGCCAAGTCTTGCGGTATCGACCGGTACAGCGCCGCAGCTTACCGTGGGTACGACGGTGACCGAGAGCTGACATGGCAGACTGGTACGTCTCATCTGCAGCCTACGCTGGCGTTGCAGCCTTCGTTGCCAGCCATGCTTATAATATTGGGGATTTAGTAAAACCGACTGCGCCTACGTTTAATACATCGTGGGTTTTTCGTTGTATAACAGCAGGAACGTCCAGCACCGAGCCATCATGGAACACGGCTAACAACGGCACCTCTACATCGGGGGGCGCAACATTTACCAATGTGACTGGACAATCAGCCTATGGTTGGGCGGCAGCAGCCGGGTCGCTTTACAGTATCACCAACATAGGGACCCGTGCCGTTGTCGGTGATCGGGTATTTTTGTCGAGTGATCACAGCGATTCTATAAACGCTACATTTGCCATATCAACCAACACGGGATCGGCGGCTTTTGGGCTGCAGCAATTTCTCTCGGTCAACCGAGCTGGCTCCGTACCTCCGGTTGCGGCTGATTTGCAAAATGGGGCGTCGATCAGCACTCCGGGCAATGTTCTCACGATAGACGCTTACTGCAATTTGTTTTGGCAGGGCGTTACTTTTTCAGCAGGGAGCAATCTCAATTTCAATTCTTCTGGTACTAAGGAGGCTTATTTCAAATATTGTGCTTTTGTGTTGGGTTCTAATTCCGCATCGAGAATTGCAGCGGGTAACGTTGCTAAAGTTATTTGGGATAATTGCACTGTTCAGTTCGGTAATACTAGTCAGGGCATAACAGCTTCGGGCGGTTCCTTCGATTTGCTTTGGATTAATACACCATCGGCTATTGTGGGGGGGACTTTGCCTGGTAATTTGTTTAATTCGAGTGCTTCTTACGGAATGCTTGCAACTTGTCGTGGTGTTGACTTGAGCGCTATCACTGGAATCCTGCTTAATAGCGCTGGTGCCGCTGTGTTTTCAAAAGTTTTGCTTGATAGTTGTAAAATTAATGGCTCTGTCGCGCGCTTTAATTTGGCATCGAATACAGCCTCGCCAGCCCATGATGAGATTGAATTAGTCAACTGCTGGGATGGCACCAACGTCCTTAACGAACGTCACACGGCAGCAGGAGACATAACGACCGATCGCACCACCTACCTGACAAGCGGCGCACAGGACGACATCGGTAACTACAGCCTCAGGCTGGCCTCAAACGCGAACAACGACAAATTCGCGTTCCCGCTGGGCAGTTTCTGGCTCGACGTGGAGAATACGCTGACCGGGTCGTCGCACACCGCCACAGTGGAGGTTATGTCCTCAGCTTCGCTCAACAACGATGATATCTCGCTGCTACTGGAATACATGAGCACGTCAGGTTCGTCGGTCGCGAGCTTCATCTCCAGTCTGCCGGCAACAGTGTTGACAGCAGGATCGGCATTATCGACATCAACAGCGACGTGGGGCCTGGTACCAACGTTCTGGAATCCAAGTGATTTAGTGGGCGCCGTTAGTACTTTTTTCACCTTCAGCAATAATTTTCTAACCGCGATCAGCTTAGGTGCTGCCACCGCAGCAACTCGGAGCAACAGTTCATATGGCTCAGGAAAATATTACTTTGAGTTCACGATGAACAGTTGGACAGGCGCCGGCGGCAATGCGGTGGGTGTTGCATCCGCCACGGCGAACATGACGACAAGCGGAACTTTACAAGTTGGCAAGTTAGCTCAATCCGGCTCCATTGTAATCAACGGCGTGACCCAGGGAAGTGGTTTAGGCGCACGCGCTAACGCCGATGTAATCGGCGTGGCGTTAGACATGACGAACGCCTTGATTTGGTTCCGAGTCGCACCGAGTGGAAACTGGAACGGAAGCGGCACCGCTGATCCAGGAACGGGGACCGGAGGATACAGCACTAGCTCTCTAACAGGCTCGCTCTACGCGTTTTTTTATGGAGTATCGAGCAACTCTCAGGCTACATTGAATATCGGCAGTAGCGCGTTTATAGGTACGGTACCGTCAGGTTTTACCGCGGGATTACCAAGCGTCGTGCCCGCTAACGCACAGAAGCTTCAGGTCACCTTCACCCCGCAAGTTGCTGGTCGTGTGCGCGGCCTCGTTCGGTTAGGCAAGCCATCGATCATGACCTGGTGCAATCCCCAGATCACGGTGACGTAAAGCCGTGGCCAAGACCACTTATGCCATCTCCTCGCAGCGTGCTGGTGTTGGCTCGGTAATTATCGCTGAGACGACATCACAAAAAACTTACGTTACCAACACTGCGGTCATCCAGGAAACGGCGTTGCCTCTGGCTGCCGGCCGGATGGATGGCCAGGCCCAGGTGTCATTCGCTGGCGACGTTCTACATCCTGGCGCAGCGCAGATGGACGGTCAGGCTCAGGTAGCCTTCGCCGGTGCCATCAGGGGCGTGGGCATGGCCGAGATGGATGGCCAAGCTCACGTAGCATTCACCGGCATGACTCATGCTAGCGGCACGGCCGCGATGGATGGCGCCGCGTCGATGCTCGTACCTTTGCTGCCGGTTGCTCGTGGTCAGATGGACGGCGCCGCTTCGATGATTGCGGTCGGGGCCAGCGACGCGCCAGGTGTTCACGTCATGGGCATGCTGCAAAATATTCGTAGCAGCGAAGCCATGACAACGACGGGTACTTCTCATATTGGCCTGCTGCAAAATATGACCAGCAGCAGCGCCATGGTACATTCGAATGTTTATCATATTAGTGCGTTGCAGAATTTTATTCTGAGCCTAACACCGACGCTTACGAGTACTAAATTTGGGTTTATACTTAGAGATCGTGTTGTTGCATCTCACAGCAGCGGGGAGATAACGCGGTATCACTGGGTTGCCACTAATCCGATTTTCATTCATCCCTCGCCGGTTCCAGGTCATAACGTAATTAAGGTCCTAGTGCAGAATTTGACGGTGGCATTTTCCGCGCTGGAGAAGTTCACCTGGGGGCGGGCGCTGGTGCAAGCGTTTAGCGTTCATGCCGCCGCGTCTGTGTTGGCAAAGTATGCTACGGTGCTGACGCAGTTGTTTAAGTTTGCTGATGGGTTCAGCATTACTCGTGCATTGACGCTGCAGCAGAACCTCACCCTGCATCCATCGCAGCTCGGTGCGTTTGGCTTGAAGCTGCTGCAGAGATTCTTGGTGGCATCAACATCATCGCCAGTGCTCACGTATCACTTCGGACTTGTTGGCCAGATAATCGTTAAGGATATTCTCGCACGGGTCACCGCTCAGGTATTAACGCAGCTATTCAATATACATCCTGTTGGTCCGGGCCATCAGTTCATCACCAGCAACGCTTTGGCACAGCTGCTTACTGTTCATCCGGCTTTCACCAACAAGTTGGTTTTAAAGATTATAGGGAACCTCCAGCTGAGCCCGAGCCAGCTGGTAAACATGCTCTACAAGGGTGACCCGCTGCTTGATGACGTAACGATTACTGCGCTCTATATAAGCCCTTCCGGGACGACGACGGCCTGGGCGGTGAATACCAGGACCAATGCGGTTACTGAGTATATGAACTATAATTTTAGGTCATTTGCATTGTTGGGCGATCGGTACATCGCGGCTGGCTCCGGCGGGCTCTATGAGCTGGTTGGCGATACTGACAATGGTGCCTCGATCGTTTCCGAGCTGATGAGTGGGTATCTTCAGCTTAACGAGAAGAAGCTATTCGGCATCAAGGGCGCATATGTCGCGATCCGCGGCGGCGGGAGATTCTATCTGAAGCTGCTTTCTGGGGACGGGCGTGAATATGTCTACGAGCTCAAGGCGCAGCCTAACCTGATGACGACCAAGGTCCGGATCGGCAAGGGTATACGCACGACTTACATGGCGTTCGACCTCGTGACCGAGGGCCAGGACTGGGACCTCGACTCGATCGAGTTCATCCCGATGACGAGCGGCCGGCGGGTGTAGCTATGCCCCAGAAGCCCCCTGCCTGGGTGCGATTCGGTCAAGCGGGTCAGGTGCCACTGATGCTCAGCCGAGATATCGACACGTCCAAGGTGGGGGCTGGAATTAACGCCTACGCGCTCGCCGAGCAGATGGTCCGATCGCAGCAGACAGCCATCAACCGGTTCGTAGCGGTACAGCGACAGCAGATCGAGCTTGGAGACAAGGACGTTCACACGGCCAGGCTTCCGCTGGATGGTGTGGATGTTTATTATACGCACGTGCAGGACCTTGAGCGGCTGCATTACCACGTTCAGCCTGAGGCGCAGCCGCCTCTAGAGGCACTGGAAGAGTTAAAAGTACCAATACCGCCGGCAGTACCAGAGGCAGAAATACCGGCACTGCCAGAAGAAGAGAAGAAGAAGCCAGAACCTGGGCAGCCTGACTTCCTGACCCTAGATATACCAATGGGCTTGGCAGTTGAGTTCTTTGATGGAGCATCTTGATCATGACTTGTCTCAGTTGTGAAGACCGCGCCAGGTTACTGAAGGAACTCAAAGACGCGTTTGATAGCGGCGATCGTCAATGTCAGATGCGTATCATGAAAGAATTATTCGGGACTGTTGTCACAGATTTTTCGAAATTAAAATCAATCACATTCAAAACAAAAGTTGGTGCAGTTACTAACCCACCTATTAGCCCGCAACCCGAGAGTATTGCATCCGCGGAGATGGTGCAGTTCATCATGAGAGATGAATAAGTACCATGAGCTACCTATCCATGGAAAATATTGCTGGATTTGATAAGGCAGTAATCTCATTCTGGTTTCGGGTGCCACAAGAGTCACTTGACAAAGCAAACGCTACTTCTGGCGATGACACGCCATTAGCTGGGATCGTGCCGCTTGTGGTCATGGGGCAAGAAGGGCATGGAGATAGTGAAACTAATACTGAAATAGATGATCACGTCTTGACATTTACTGGAAGCAGTGGGACGAACTATCAGGGTGGGCTCGTTAATATCGACGCGGAATGTACGGGTACAATAGGACCATTCTGTTGTACGACCTCTCTTATTACATTTACCTATGAGTGTGTCGGAACGCCTTTCACCTCTTCTCCTATATACAACGGCCATACTAGAAAGACGACTATAACTGGACCTGGAAAACCTACTAATCCTACAGTCATTGGGGTGAATAGTGATGGTACGTTGTACGTGAATTTTGAATCCAATAAGACGCCAGCAGTATCAAACTGGGTATTTGAGCCAAGTAGCATCACGCCAGGACAGGGTGCTACTGGAGTAATCAGTGGAGGCTGCATAGATGGGCAGAAGGCGTTCGGTTGTGATGTTTTGTGTTGTGTATGCCTAATTATCGAATGCAGCAATGACGTCGATAACGGTCACGGATTCGATAATACAACACCATCGCCGCCACAAAGCCCTGGTACAGGCGGCACTGCGCCACAGACTATTACCACAGAAGTTCCAGGACAACTGGATCGAACTGGTTCGATCAAAAGTAGTATCATCAACGTTACTCCAGACCAATGGCATCATGTGTTGATCTCCGTCGATCTTACTGGTTCGATCGCGTCACATGGTACTATTGGGGAATTTGTTCCGCCGGTGGGAAACTACGTCGATAGCGCGGTGAAGCTCTGGATCGCTCTTGACGACAAGAATTATATCAAGAACGAGCTATCTGAAAACTGGACAGGTAATGGTGACAATGATGTGATTACCGATAGTGCGTATCTGGTCGCAGGTACGTCTCAAAATGATAATACTTTGCCTATACCCACATACTCGCTAGATAATCCAAGCGTGCCTTCTGGCACCATGGGGATGCCGGCCCACAGTAAATATGTTGATAATATATTCAAAGCCGAGATGGCTGAGTTCATGATGTGGACTGGTGTCACGCTCGACACCGGCATAGAGACGAACCGCCGCTTGTTCATTACCGCTCCGGGCAAGACCGGTGTCCAGCGGCCGGTCAACCCGACACCGATCATGATCCCCGTCGCCAAGACGGCTGCTGGCGATCCGCCGACCTGGGAGACTGGCGCTGATACGCCGGCTTATGCTCCTCCGGCAGGGGTGTTCGATCTCACTACTGTCGGCAGCGTGAACAAAGTTCTGGGTAAGCCCGCTGTTGACCTTACGAAGGCCAGCCTGAACTGGATGCTGGGACGGAACCTGGGGAGCCTCAAAGGCAAGTTTGTCAAGACCGGGAAGATCAAGGCATACTTTCCGGACCCTAACCTGGGTGGACCTCAAGGGAGCTAGGCATGCCGTACATACCGCCGCAGGTCTGGGGTGACCCGTACCAGATGTTCCGGGAGTCGACGCAGCTCGTGCAGCTTGCCGAGAGCTACATCGCCCAGCTCGAAGCGCAGGCCGGGCAGCTTGCGGCGCCGACGATCAATGTGAGCTTCCCGACCGTTGCCACGCCGCCAGTACCGGCTCAGGTGCCGGGACCCGCCCTGCAGCAGGTGACCTGGACCGTTCCAGGACAGCCGCCGCCTTTTTCCGGAGCTGTGGATGTGTCGGGCCTGGTCATCGGCCCCTTTACCGGCACCGCGCCAACACTGTCGTTCGGCACCGCGCCACCTCCGTTCACGGGCGTCCCGCCCGACGCGCCCGTTACCAACCTGGACTTCACCTATCCGACCGTCGCAGTCACGCTTCCGAGCCCGCCGTCGTTGATGAGTCTCGACACGGTGAATTTCCCGACGATCGTGATCCCGCCGTTCAATGCGACCGTGCCTGCGCTTACTGCTGCGGTGCCGGGACCGTTCAACTACACACCGGGCGCGCTCTATACGTCGCAGCTTCTAACAGACCTTGAGGCTGACCTCGACCTGGCGATCACCACCGGCGAGTACACAACGCTTAACAAGCAGGTCCAGCAAGCCCTTTGGGATGCTGGCCGCGAGCGCGAGTACCGCCAGCAGGCCGCGGCGCTGGCCGAGCTCAATCGTATGGAGGTGCTGGGATATGCGTTCCCGCCCGGCGTGTTCGTTGATGCCAGGATCAAAATACAAACCGAGACAAATTATACGATCGCCGGCCTGTCACGCGAGATCATGACCAAGCAGGCTGAGCTCCAGCTGGAGAACATCGTCAAGGCGCGTGAGGCTGCTACAGCGCTCGAAGGACGGCTGATCGAGTATGCCAACCAGACGGCGCAGCGTGCGTTCGAGGCTGCGAAATATGCGACCGAGGCGGGGATAGCTCTCTACAATGCGGCGGTGCAGGCGTACACGGCTTCCCTGGAGGCGTACAAAACCCAAGCGCTGGTCTACGATACCCAGATCAAGGGGATCATGGCGCAGGTTCAGGTAACCCAGGCGCAGATCGAGTACGAGCGGACCAAAGCTGAGATCAACACGGCGCTGGTCAAACAGTACGAGGTCGAAGTCCAGGCGGCCGAAGCTGTTCTTCAAATCTATAAGACTCAGGTTGAGATCATTCAGACTCAGGCCAATGTCGAGAAGATCAAGGTCGACATCTACGGCGCTGAAATCCAGGCATTCGTCGGGCGGATCAATGCCTACACGGCCGAGGTCGAGGGCTACAAAGCGAGTGTCGAGGCCCAGGCGACGATCGAGCAGGCGTTTAAGACTTCGGTCGATGCATATACCGCCGAGGTCAATGCCAACGTTGCCCAGATCAACGCTCGGGTAGCTGTCTTTCAGAGCCAGGTGCAAGCTTATCAAGTTCAATTAGCCGGTTACGACAGCGCCATCAAAGGGATGGTTGGCCAGGCCCAGGCTGCATCTCTGTTCAACACCGCAACCGCAGAGGTCTTCAAGGCCCAAGTGGCGGCCATCCAAAGCTATAATCAAGTGCTGACCAGTCAATGGGAAGCAGTGGTGAACGAGCACGCGCAGATCACTCAGATCGCAGTATCGGCTGCTAAGGCCAACGGCGACCTTTATATTGCCGCGCGCGGTTTGAGCCTCGATGCTTCGAAGGTGGGAGCTCAGGTCTGTGCCCAGCTGGGTGCTGCTGCGCTGGGCGCCATAAGTTGGCACAACTCATCGCAGTGGTCGTCGAGCGAGAGTACGAGTGAAGGTTTCAATACTAATCTCAGCACCAGCCAAAGCACCAATTATAGCAAGAGCGAAAGCACCAGTGACAATACCAATCGCAGTACGAGTAATAGCAACAGTTTCAGTGACACTGTTAATACAAGTACCAGCGACAGCACCAGCACCAGCAACAATACCACTACTCAAACCAGTAACGTGAATGAAATAATCAACTCAACATCTGACAATACCAATACCAACTATAACCAAAATGTGTAGGAGCACATCATGCCACCGCCTCCGGATATGGCTTATTGGCTTGGCCAGAAGTATTCGATTTTAGGCAAGCAAGCTGAGGGTGAGTACCAGCGAAATGTCGCTGAAGCTTATAAAGCCAGGGAGGAAGGTGGTCAGGTTGCGACAAATGCTGCGGCGCTGCGAGAGCTGCATGGAGCTATGGCTTTCAAAACCCGCCAGGAGGGACTTACTGAACAAGCATTTCGAGCACCCAGCGATCAAGAGTTGGGATCGACATATGACCAGTTGCGGGCAAAACAGCTACTACCGCAAGCGTATCCAGGAGGAGGAGCGCCGTCCGTTACACCACCGTCTATGGGCGGTGCGCAATATGCTGCACCCACAACTCCGTCACAGCAGGCTGCACCCACAACTCCGTCACCACCCACAAACCCGCTCGCAGCTCCGTCGTCACGGCAAATTATGCCCGCACCCATAACCCCTTATACGTACAGACCTTCGGTTGATCCACTATTGAACCCGAGCCGGCCGCTTCAGGGCTTACCACGGTCAAATTTATCAAACCGGCCATTGGACCCGAACCAACCAGTCTTACCGATAGGTCCTCAACGGCCAGTCACAATTCATAGGGGTATCAATGATCCTGGGACAACCTATGGGGTCCCTATCTATCAAGATAACGCCTATCAAGCCGGTACCGAGGATGTGATGCCGCTCCGAAAAGGCTCCGCCAACGTCAAGGCGCCCCCTGGCAAAGGAGGCAAGGGCGGCAAGAATGGCAAGAATGCCAAGGCCGGTGGTCCACCTAAGGGGCTCGAAGCAATCCTGCCGGCGCTTCTGGCTGCATCACAGGCCGGCCAGATGGGGGGCGGCGCTGTGGGTCCGCAGGCAGCTCCGGGCGACGGTGGCCCGCCCATGATGCCGGGAGCCGCGGCACCAGCCGCGCCGCCTCCTGGTTCTCCTGGCTTCGCCCGGGGCGCGGCAAGCGTGATGGACCGTAATGCGCACTCGGCGCCCGGCTACCCGTTCGGCGCCGGCTACCTGTTCGGTGCGACCGCGGTGCCAGGGCAGGGATCGGGGACAGTCGACAAAGTGCCGGCCATGCTGGCACCGCACGAGGCTGTGCTCAACAAGGCCGCGGCCGACATGATGGGCCGCGGCAAGATTGCGGCATTGAACGCCCGGGGGGCGCAGCAGATGGGGTTGAGGCGTGGCGCCCGTTAGGGTTTTTTCTTGAACTCGACGATCTTCATGTCGTCGTCAGGCTTCAGCGCGCTCGGTACGGCGATCGGTGACGTTGACTTTACCGGAACGATGAAGCACGAGATCGGATTGCTGAAATTCTTATTTTCTGCCCGCATGCGCTTTCTGACGTTCGTTTTCGTGATAAGCCCGTTCGTCACGAGGTGATCGAGTATGTTGTTATAATCGTGGCTGTGCTTGTTGCAATGATCTCTGAATGGCCCAGTGCGTACATACAGCATTGCCCTGGATATCTCGTACCGTGCGTAAAACGGGACCTGAGGTGGTGCGTATAATATCTCAGGTTCATTCCTGGTGTTCTTATCGACGCGACAGATATTCGGATTGATCTCCTCCAGGTACTCGTTGAGAATAGTTTCTGGCGACATGTGCTCGCGTTCGGCTTTAGCTGTGTTTCGCATAGCAGGTATCTGTACGTCGATCAGCCATTCCCGCATAAGCTTATAGCTGAATGGGAAATACCCTAGCTTGTAGCCCAGCTTTGCTCCCAGCAGGCCAGTAGCGGCACAGCCGGTCGCGAAGCGCTCTTCCTGGCTGGCGTTGATGTCAGTCTCGAATTGCTGCTGAATTTCGAGGAACTTGTCGCCCACGCCTTTAACGTGGGGCAAGCAACGACATAGGAAATCTTCACCGATCCAACCATAGTTCATAATGAGCCGCCGCATGGCATCGTCCGCTTCGGCCTTTGTGCGAATCGCATTCCTGTTTACCTTGATCTCAAAGACACGCATGATGCCAGCTTGTCCGCCGGAACTGTTGGCGTTAACCATTTGCACCAATGACTTGTTACTAGTGCAAATGGTCAGATTTGATTTGTACCCCCCACGAGAATTACGGAAATCCCGCTTGGATGTCAGGCTGATATATGATCCTGGTTGGCTGGCCGAAAGAGCGATCTCGTGCGCTACCGCATCTTCGAACAGTGTAATCTCGTCAACAATAAAGGGCAGGTTACGAGCAATTGCGCCGCGTTCATAACGCCCTTTGTCAGTGCTGTTCGATCGCAGCCCGCTAATAGGATAGTACTTGGGATGCCCCCACAGGCTGGCGGCAAAGTACACGCCAGTGCTCTTCGATGAGCCAGTTTCTCCGGTCAGACAAACCAGCATGCCATGCAGAGTTGAGTTGTAGAAAAATGGAGTCGCCAGTGAAGCGCAAATGGCAAACTGTTGCGCCATGTACTCTGGAGCATTGTAAAAATTCATGAGCTGGACTTGTTGGCTCAGGCTACCTACACGGCTCATGTTATCCAACTGCGTATTCTTTGTCATTACGCAGGGTGTGATCGAGCCATCTGCGACGGAGATTTTTCGACCGTATAAGATAAAGTACTCTGGGTTCCTAAGTTCTACTGGCGTCTCGATTTTAGTTGGTTCTTGAACAGGGGCTTCCCACCCAACGTAATCATACTGGCGGAGATCGTTCGTATATCTTCGCAACTCTTTAAGATACGCTTGCATAAACGTATGCATATGCTTGATCTGCTTTGGAAGGACGATGATGTTTTTGTTGCGAAGAGTTGATGCGAGATTTCTCAGCTCCAAACCCTCATTCAGGATTTCGATTATTCTCCAGCCATCGCGTGGAGACTTGACGTACCAGTGCGAAAGACAGTTCTCGTTGGAAGTTGCTGTAACCCACTGTATTGGGAACATAGGCAACTCGCAGATCAAACCTTCTTTCTTTGCTATAATCCCGTAGGTCATGTCCAGTGTGTAGGGTGCCGGTGGAAGGCATAGCGGCTCCACTGATGGTGTTACATCATGTAACACTTTTGGGCCTGGCTGGTGCGTCTTTTCATAGACCAGATTGGCTATGAGGACGGGGTTCTTGGCGAGGTCCCTGTACGGACAGCGCTCGCAGACCGTCGGATCGTTGCTGTTATGGCTGATTTTTTCGCACCCCGGCGGAGGTAGAGTCCAGGCGTCGAGCTTGGCCTGAGTCTCGCTTTCGGTGTAGCCAGGGTAGCCACTCGACCATTCTTGCGCTGCAGTAGCACCGTCGTCGCAATGCTTAATCGTGCCGATGCCGACGTGCCAGAGCGGCTCACGCACGTTCCCCTGGCTGTCCCGGAAGGTCCTCATGTGCTCGCACACGGTGGCGACCTCGTCGGCCGGCGGCCGGCGGCCGTCCCAGGCAACAGGGTGTAGCTCCAGCGTACGTGTCCTCGCACCGGGCGCTGTGGTGTCGGGGGTGTAGTCCTCGGTCAGCCGATCGAGCTGAGCCAGGAACTCTGTAGTCACCACGCCCTCGGCGAGAAGTGTGACTTCGCGCGGGTGATCCGGGTCCTTGAAATTGAGCGTGCCAGGGACACGCAGCACGCTACTCTGGTCTGTGGTGCGGGAGGGGTCGACGTGCAGCTCGTGCTGCTGGGCCAACCAAAAGAGACGAGTTGCGGGCTCGCGCCAGGCCAAGGACTCAATGGGCACATCAATGACCCAGTAAACGTGTATACCGTAACCTGAGCTCACAACGAACGGAGCCGGCAGGCAGGTCTCAAACAAAAATTGTTCTAATACATTAAGGATATCATCTTGGGTCGGATAATGCTCACCTGGGTCGATATCAAAAAAGAAGGTGCTGGCTTCCTTCATGTTTGCGTGTGTCCGGAAAGTCTGGAGCTTTCCAGTTTGGGGATTTTCTTCACGTGCCACTTTCAGCGTATGCGGTGCAAAATATAAGTCTTTAGATCGTTTGTTTTTTAAAATATGGATTATCGCATCATCTAGGGTGTCACACCCACGATGCGCGTAGACTTTCTTGCCATCAGGGCGCACCCACGGAGTGGCGATGCAGTAGGGACCGCGCTGCGGCCATACGATACTCAGGAATCTGCGCGTGTTCATAGGTCACGCTCCTGCAGCATAGCTTTAAAAAGCATAAGATATACGATAAGATCATCGCACCGACCGCTGAGACTCTCCATGCGAGGACGATTTTTGCCGGCGAGGACATCAGCGCAATACTGGGTGATGGCATCCCAATGCTTGGTGGCGTAGATCGCCCAGATGACCTCCATCGGCAGGCCCAAGCGCTCGCCGTTGCGGCGGAAATTCTCCAAGCGATCGCGGTCACCGGAATATTCGCCGCCTTTTTTCTTGCCGAGCTCGGTGATGGTTTCCCATGTTTCGGCGACGAGCTTGTCATAAGTATCCTGGTCAGTCATGGTGGCATTGCCCTTCGTAGGTCTGATGGGGCCAGAGGCTACAACACCCCCGACTCCTTGTGCGAGTCGAGGGTGTGGAAAACGGAAAAACGAGAAGAGAGTCAGTTCACTCGTCGTCCCAGTCCGTCAGGATAGTATCGAGCTGCGGTGGTGCGACAGCGGCAGGAACAGAAGCAGAAGACCGGCCCGATGTAATAGCGACAGCGGGCTCTTCTTCCTCGTCTTCGTCCGCCAGAGCGGCAGCTTTGCGCGCCGCGGCGGCAGCAGCTGCGGCCTCGGCTTTCTTCTGGGCCGCCCTGGCCTTGGCAGAAATAGGTATAGCCGCAGCAGGTACCAGCGCCGGCGTCGCCGGTGCAGGCGCAGGCTTGGCGAGCGCCGCAACGGGTGCTGGCTTGGATGATGTGGGCGGCGTCAGCTCTATGGTGTCTTCCTCTTCGCCAGCAGGCTCTGCGATTTCCGTAGTCTCCGCTTCATCCTCTTCGGTGACTCCCGGCGGCCGCGGTGCATTGCCGAAGCCGCTGAAGTCGGTCTTGAGCATGTCTTCGAGATTATCCGACGCAGCTATTTCTGCGCAGGCCGCCGTCTCTTCCTCACTCAGCCACCGGCCGGGCGAGAACCACAGCTTGGGGAAGGGCTTGGTGTTGTCGAACCTGATCTTGGTGGTCAGGCTGTAAGTGAAGGGCACCTGCTTCGACTTGAGAAAGTTCAGATAGTTCGTGAAGGCGAACATCTGCTTGGCCTGAGCCTCCTTGTTCAGACCGTCGAAGTCGCTGGTCTGCGGAATCTTCAACCGCAGCACCGGGGCCGTGGCGAGGTCGCGGCTCCTTGGAATGACCGCGAGGTTGCGGTGCTGGGCGCACGCCATGGCCGCTTTTCCTTGGTCTGTTTGTCGCGAACCCTTGACGGACTGCGGACAGACGTTGCACTTTTCCGATTGCCGCTCGGTCGCGTTGGGGCTCGATGTGATCCCGTCATTGGACCAGCAGACCGGCGCGCGCTTCTGTGCCTGATCATAGGCGGCGCCGCCGTAGTAGGCACGCCCACGGTTCTCGTTGTAGGCAATGACCACTGCGTCGAAGACCTGGACGAGCTCCTCCTCGCCATCACGATTTACCCGCATTAGCGGCCGCTCCGTGCCGTCAATGGTGACGGTCCAGACTTTACCTGGAAATGTCAGGCTGTTGACCTGACCGCGGGTCACAATGTTGGTGGTCCCGGCCGCCTGTGCCGCCTTGACATGTGCCGGCAATTGCGCCGGGTCGAAGAGAGTCATGGAGTTGTTGGTAGTAGCCATGCTAAGTTCCTTCTTGCTTGTTCCATGATCGAATGAGGGTCCCTGGCTGGAACCTTTCCAAGGACCCTATGAGTATATCTTAGGAACTACGTCGAACTGTGATCGTGTATTCTTGCAGCACAGTTATCCCCGGCGGTAATTCGCCGGAGTTATCCTCCATATAATTTACAATGAAGGATTTCTTGACGCGGCGTTCGAGCGCGTCGAATGCCTCGTGCTCCGCTATCCAGGCATAGAAGCCGTTCCAGTCTCCACAGCTCGGTTTGACCGAGACAGATTGGTACACTGTTCCGTGTTTTGTTTTCAGGCTTTCGACACCTAGATCGCGCAGCGTTCCCAGCAAGAAACCATCAAGAGTTTCAAGCTGATCTTTCAGCTTCTGGTCTTCGGCCTCGTATTCCCGCTTCAAAGCTGTGCGCTTGTCTCTGATCTTGATGTACGTTGCCGTTATCTTGTCAAGCTTCGGTTGGTCAGTCATGTGCTTACCTTTCCTTCTTTCTTCCTTTGGTTCAGTTAGTTACCACACACCTTCTCGTAGAGTCGTAATATACTATCCTGGTTCAACGCACGATTATCCAATAGTGCATATATATCAGACTCCAGTGAGTTTGCAAATATGCGAACCACCGTCATTTTGTTGGTCTGCCCTGCACGATTGAACCGTTCGATTACTTGTGCGTAATCATCGTGACTGTAGATCGGCGCATAGAAAACCGTCGTGTCAGCCTCTGTCAGATTCAATCCATGACTCATGACTTTGGGATGGCACAGCAACAGACGAGGATCAGGTCCGGATTTGAATTCACGAATGATCCGGTTGCGCTGCCTGATGGGCACGTCGCCGTTGAGGACGGCAAGCGTGAAAAGCTTTTGTAACTCACTTTCCAATGCACGAATGATCCCCTTGAAAGGAACCACCACGATCACCTTGGCTGCGGCCTGATTGATTACGGAAATCAGCTCCTTCAACCTGATCGAATGATCGAGGGTCTCGTAGAGACCCTCGGATATCTTCACAGCACCGCAGCAAATCTGCCTGAGCTTGTTGATGGCATCCGCAGCATTCACTGCGGTAATCTTTGTCGTCTTACGCTGCAGGATCATATGATCCTGCATGATCTTGTAGGCTGATTTCTGATCCGCCGTGAGCTGGGTCCGGCGGTTGGTGACAGTCAGAGGCGGCAGGCTCAGACAGTCCTTCTTGCGGATGCGCCATGCCGGCTGCAAGGCGTCGAAGACGATTTTGTCGGAACCGTTTACGGGCCGCCATTTGTACTCACTCACCTGCCGCATGGTCATGCGCTGGAACGCACCAAAGAACCTGGGCACGCGCGCCGGGCACACCAAGCGGGCAAGCGCCCAGGCATCGGTCGGCGCATTGGGACACGGCGTACCAGTCAGCAGCCACACCCGCTTCTTGTTCTCAGTCGCCCAAGCAAAGAACTTGTAAGTTAAATTCCGGCTGTTGCGAAAGAAAGACGCCTCGTCGAGGATGATAAGGTCGATGTCCTTACGCCGGCGTACCGCCGTCGCGACTTCTTTATGAGCAATCATATTATGGTTGGCGATGTAGAAATCCACATCCATTGACATCGCCTTAAGTCGATACTCGCGGTCGCCATGAGTGATCACGCATGAGCGATGCATCAGCACGTCGAAAATGTCCTGCTGCCAGACGGTCTCCAGGATGGAGAGCGGAGCAAGAATAAGTGCCTTGGTTACTTGTTTGAGCTGCATGAGATAGTCGGCTGCCCACAACACTGCGAAGCTTTTGCCGACGCCCATCTCCGAGAGATTCAGGTTCTTGGGATTACGGATATGAAAGTCCGCCATTGGCCTTTGATGCTCAAAGGGTGTGTACTTGCCAGGCCAGTTATACTGGTAAAGGATCGGCGAAGGCACGTTGATTCCAAACTCGTTAAGTTTGAACGTCGTCTCCAACGTGTGCTTGATCTGAACGTTGCCTTCGTCGGCATCGATCGGGCGGCTTAGTCCCGGGAACGCTGCCAGCACCTTTGCTGGATCACGTACTTTTAATACGACGCTTCTGGTTGGTTGATGGATCAGCATGGTCAGTCACTTTCTTTCGACCGCCGCATTTCCGGCACGGTCCGGGGTTATTGTCGTTGAGCCAACCACAGAAATCACATAGCCACGTAGTGATCACCATGCTGGTTTCCTTTGTTTATATGCTGGGCTTGCGTATTCGAATGTCGATGGGAGTGTTCGCGATTCTCCATGTCATGAGAAGATTATAGTTTGGATGCCGCCGTGGATCGAGAAAGTTGGATAGAAGCACCTCACGTAATACCTCGACATTGGTCTCGTCCACCAGGAACGCATAGTGTCCTGCATCGTGAATGTCTCCAAGGAACTCAAGCTGAGGTACGGTCGGCACATCGTCGTACTTGGTTTCGATCGCCATGAACAGCCACGGCTTTTTTACAGCGAGAAAATCACTCACACCATTGCGGCCATAGATGCCAGCGCTCGGCATCCAGAATTTCCAGCCGGTATCCTTAAGGATTTCTCGGACTTGCTTCTTGATGTAGGCTTCAGTCTGGTCGCTGGGCTTTGGTTTTCTCATCATTCTGATCTCCCGCCGTGCGCAGTCGCGGCCGGTGAAAATCCAGATCGCGTACATGCGCAGGTTCATCTTTTAGGCCTCCAATATTTACATCCAATAACTGGGCACCATCCATTGCAAAGACCCGAGGGGCGCATCTGCCACGTATCGGAACGATACGCTTCCTTGTACTGGCGCAGGTCGCCAACCAGTTCGTTCCAAAGCTCAGGCACCTGGTCGCGGGACCAGGTCTTATTGGTTGTCAGGCCACTCTTCGTCCAGTAAAACGTGACCTCGATCGAGTCGACATAACCGAATTCCTGGAATGTCCACAGCGCGTAGATAACCAGCTGGTTGAATTTTCTATGGGGTCTTCCGGTTTTGTAATCCACGATCCACGCATAGCGACTCCTTGCGTCGACTCGCAGGTAGTCGATGATCATGCGGCACCACACGGCCTCGTCGTCCCAATCACAGGGCGCTAAATCCTTTGCAAGCGCTACCTTATGCTCGACGAACAACCTTCCTGGCTGGACATCCAGGATGCGCATGAATGGTTCATGCGCCTCATACAGGTTGCTTGGCAGCCTTGTACGCTTCGGCCTTTGCCGATCGGCAAAGGCCTCATGCACCGACTCCCCATAAATCTGTTCCGCAGACTTTTCCTCGGGCGGTAAGTCCTTGAGCACGTAACGGTGATGGTACTGCTCGGGGCAGTTCCGGAACGTATCCAGCGCGCTCGGGCTCCAAGGCAGAGGTTTCATGTCAGTCTCATTCCAAGAAGGCGGACGATCTGGTTGGCGCGGATCGCCTGGTTCTCGGCATCAGCCAAGGCGGTATGCGCCGTGCCCAGGTAGTGACCTTCCTCGAACGTTAATAGGTTGCGCAAGGTGCGAAAGCACCGGTTATGCCGGAAGCTCCATGGCACTTCGCGCGAGGCGACTTCATAGGCGTGCTGCAAAAGGACATTATCGAAGTCGCTGCCATTGCCCCAGATGCGCAGGTTGCCGCATTGAACGTCACCGACAGAGTGCGACAGCAGCCAGTCGGTAAAGCCATCCAGCGCCGCGTACAGCGATAGTTTGGGTTTGCCCAGCCAGATACGCCGGGCCTCGTCGCGCGCGCCGTCCATCCACCACAGCACAGCCTTGGCATCAGTACGCAAGCCAGCAGAGCTGGCTGGGTCAATCGCGACCTCGAAGCGGTCCGCGATGATCTCGTCCGGCTGGGAAGCATATGGGTCGAACACGCATGCCCCGATCATGATGATGACCGAGTAGGGAGATGTCCCCCATGTTTCGATATCCAACATGATATGCTTCAACGACATTTCATTTGTCCTTGCGGCTGAGATAGAAACCGACGCGGGTTGCCATCGATAGATCGTTGACCATGCGTTCGAGGTGCTCATGGCTCAGGACTTTAGTTCCAAGCAAAACGCCAAAAGCGGCCACGACAACGCCAACAGTCGGGTCCTGGGTCCGGATCGCCCGATCGAGGAACTCGACCATCCTGGTAATCTTCGGATCGAGTCCCTCGTCCTTTCCATTTGGCCGGGGTGTTACATCGTGTAACAGTTTTGATCCTGGCACGGCCGGGCTATTCGGCATCTTGTGACTCGTCTTTCTGCACGTAAGTGTAACCCAGTTCTTTCAGGTGCTGTTTGTCGTAAGGTTCCTCGAACACGCCGCCGGTCTCGCCACGCAGCGTGAGCACGTTCTTCTTGCGGTCGATCGCGATGATCTCGAACTTGCGGTCAGTCCTGGTGTTGATCAGATAGCTGGTCATTGGGAACCTCACGAGGTCGCAGTTCAATGGTCACGGTGCCGTGGCCATACCATCCACGACCACTGATAGCGACTTCCAGATTGAATTCTTCAGCCGCTGCGATCAGCGTCTCAGGATCGTTGAGAAAATATGGTTGACATAGAAGAAGCCGCTCCATCCCGTCCTTGCCTTCACGGGTATAACCTGAAACATGATCCATCCATGAAAAGGCCCGATCGCCGCCAAGGCAGCGACAACGACGCCCTGTACTGATCCAGTGCAGACAATAAGCAGTCGAGATATATTTCCAGCCTTGAGCGATGAACCTGTCATAAGCTCCATCGGAATACATTGCTCCGTAGGGTCTACATATTTGCTTAGTCATTGGAACCTCTCTATCTCGTCTCCCCAGAAATCCCACCCAAGATGATCGGAATTGCGGGCATATAATTCGATACGCGGCCCAGCAACAAGTCTCTCGATCCGCTGACGTACGCAGTCAGGCTTGCGGCTATGCTCGCGCACAGGCTCAAGAATAATCTGCGGGACATCAGCATGAAGCCGTTTGGGCTTGCCGCAAGTCGCAAGCAGGCACGGCTCGGAGTTAGCACGAGTCCAGTACCCCAAACCAAAGTGCAACCCGTTACCGCGCTTGGTTTGTTTTACCCACAGGAACGCGCAGGTCTTGTAGGTGAATCCCCACGATGCGATAACCTCGCGGGCATCGTCAAGGTTGGGCCAGGTTGCCCACAGGAATAACGCGCAGTCCTTGGCAGCGAGGTTTTGGATCGGCAGCCTCTTGATCGTGTCGAGTGTGGAGTGTGACCTGTAGTGACGCTCCGCTGCCCGGCCGCGGCCCCGCGCGCTCCAGGTGCGGAACGACCACGGCGGGTCGGCATAAATTGCATGATAGCGCATGATGGTTAGTCCCTTTGCGTCGCCCCCACCACCATGGTGGTGGGGGCGATCTATTAAAATCGGTCGGGCCGTGTCCAATAGGCATCACCTTCCTTTCGCGGTCAACTAAACTCGAATGGTCTCAGACCGCCCCAGCTGGGGCCTACCTTGCAGTCCCATGGCATCGGGATCGGCGGCTTGAAACGCCAGACAGCCTCGTAAGGGAGGTTATCGAAGATGTCTTTGATCTCGTGCGCCGCCTCTTCCACCCTTGGTGTAGGCACATAGAAATAGAGCCCATCGTGCAGGTCCCACGCAAATCTTGCGCCGATCGTATTGAGATACTCCCGCACACAGCGCAGGGCGAGATATTTCTGGTCAGCCCCTGTTCCCTGGATGCGATAGTTGATCGCCGTACTTTCTACCTGCCAACTCCAATGACCATCCCGCCAACCAGTCAGCTTGACCCGGCGGCCAGCGATAGTCTCAACGTATCCATTGGCTTCTGCCGACTGAATTTGGTTGGCCCAATATCGCTGAAGCCCTGGATAAGCCGCCAGGTAAACTTTCTGAATGCGCTGCGCCTCTTCAAGCGACAGCCGAATGCCGTAGTCAACCTCAGCAATCTGCTGAAGCTTCTTGGAACCAACTCGGTATTGGCTAGAGTTGTGTACGATAAGTCCATTGGCGGCGAACCTGGATCGTGGTCCACAGTTCACGATGTCATAGACATACGCTTGCGTCTGTTTAGTAGGTTTTGCGAGCGTGTCTCTAAGCGCAGGTTGCCGGGCTCGTAATACCCATCGTTGTTGATCCGGCCGATGTCGAGTCTCAAATATGTCGGATGCGGTAGATGTTTCTTGACCCACTCTATAGCTTCGCGAACCGAACCAAATCGACATTCGATCCCACGTCCGCCGTAGTTGTGATAGCTTTGATCCTTCGGATTGTTGCATCTCTGAAACCAAGCGTTGACCCGTTTTTGTAAACGCTTGTCTGTTACGCTGCGGACAATAAACCGCCCCCGTCGTGCATTCACTTGTCGTGAAGCGCATGCTTTGCATTGCGTTGATCGTCCAGTCTCCATGAAACGAAGATTGGCTTCTCGCTCGATGCCACAGGCACAACGTGCTCGTACATAGAGCGCGCCACTTTTCTCGAACGGTACGCTGGATAACACCATCCACGATCCAAAACGCTGCCCACGCTTTACCCGCCCATCCCGCGCCCAATTCGGATGAGATGGTCCAACCATGCGCGGCGGCTTCCTCAAGCGAGACCCACTCGCCATCAACTAACACTCCATGTTCTGGTGTTGCTGTTAATCCTTGATAGGAGATAACTGGTCGATAGCCACTACAGACAACACCACTATGGGTAACAAACTCGACACCATCCCAAACCAGATCATCGCACTTGACATTCTGTATAGCGACATACCCACGATCGGTCAATATCTTGGTATCTCTAGCGACGCACAAATTCACAACCTTACCGCATTGACGTGCGTTGGCCTCCGGCGATCCGATGACCTTGGCATTCTCCTGAATCTGCTTGTAAGTAAGTGTGCGGTCGATCCTTGAGCCCATGTAGGCATGTGGGTCCTGACCTGGCTGGCACAACTTGAGCATGGTCCCATCGCGAGAAGCGATTGCCATCCAGCGATACTCCTGGCCGGCGGCGTCGAACTCCATCAAGGTGAACCCCGGCGGCGGCACGATGATCCGGCGGAACACCGGATCACGCTTCTCTTGATGCAGCGCGAATCCGATTTGCCGCGTGCCTTTGTTCTTGCCCTGCTTGGAACCGTAGGTGCATCGTCCGCTGTACGTACCGAACACCTTCATCTGCGGATGCGAACGGCTGTCGCCGTTGTAGGCGCATGATTTGAGAGGGGCCTGTGCGAACTTGGTATCGTTGTTCAGCGCCTCGCGGTATTCCTTGATCTGCTTGACGCGGATGTCCCTGAGCGCCAGCCGGTGCAGACTGACCTTGTCAGTAGATCGAGCGCCGGAAGGAGTGAGGTTGTGCACAGGGAGTTTCCACTGGTCATAAAGAACTTCACCCAGTTGCTTGGGCGAGCGTACGATCTTCTCGGTGATGCCATGTGGCGCCAGGCTTTCCAGCCTGGCGGCCGCGACCTGCTTGAGGCACGCGGAAAGATTGCCGGCCTCCAGCGTGTCTACGGTGAGCCCCTCCAGATTGGCGCGGGCGATCATCTTGAACGAAGCGGCCTCGGTTATGGCTACGATCTGTTGAGAGTGAGTTAACCCCTTCCAGAACTTCCAGGCCAGCCGCAGCGTGAAGACGCAGTCCTTGATGTTGTACTCATGGAGTCTTGCAAGCTGCTCGGGGTCCGTTCCGTGGTAGTCGATATCAGCTTCGTACCCGGCATATTGCGGAAAGAACAATGGCACCGCCGTCTTGAGGCTGTAGCTGTGCTGGTTGTGGTCATAGTCCGGTTCGATATCTAAATGCCGCCACAGCAGCATCGCATCGAGAAAACGGACCTTGTCAAGAAGCCCAAGGATGGCAGCGTCCTTTTCGCCGTAGGCATAGAGCCATGCAATGTCGAAAACGACGTTCCACCCCACCAGTATGGACTCATTCTCGATCGCCCACGCCAGCATGGCGCGGATCATCTGAGTCGTTTCCAATGGGGAGGACAATAACCCCCCATCATGGAGGGTCTTACCGTCCTGGCGCCACACCCAGGCCAAGCTCGTCAACCAGGCTTTGCCCTGACGCACGCGCCAAGGCTGAAGGGCATGCTCATGGAGCTCGCCGCTAGTTTCTATATCGAAGGCCGCGATTCTCATTTCGATCACCCCAGGAACGGCACAGACTTGTGCTCCATGCAATTATATTCGTGGTAGATCGCCTGTCGTACGGCGTCCAACGCCTGATCGGGGCGTCCCCAGGAGTTCTGGAAACACATGGCCAACTCGCGCCATTTACGCTGACGCAACAGATCAACAACTTCAGTACCAGTCCTGTACCTGATGAGTGGATTAACATCCTGCGATACTACAGCCATCTGCACATAAACCTGGAACCAAACTCGGAACTCTTTGTAACCCGTTTCGTCGAGCGCTTGCCGGGCGCGCTCGCGGTTGACGGCAGGGATAGACCATGGCGTGATCTGATCTGCCTTCCAGGTATTATCGCGCTGCCGGAATCTAATCCAGTCCTCCACTTTGTAAGTACGTCCGTCAACTGTAACGGAGAAGTATCCGCCGCACATCCCCACGAACATACTCATGGGCGTACAATGGTTAGCAAACACGATTGTCGATCGTGTAGGATGTGCGCGAATAGTCACCGAGTTGTCTTTGTGCCAGGTCACGGTGTCATGACCGTACAGCTGCAGGACGATATCCCCTGACTCTGTTTGTCTAACCGTAAGATGTTTCTTGCGTTTATTGACCAGCCCGCGCAGCGCTGGCGCGTTGCGGAAGATCACGCCATATTCCCAGGCCGTCAAGGCCTGGGCATAAGACTGGATACGATTGAAGTTGCAGCGAACATGGAAGGCCATGGTAAGTCACTCCTGTTTAAGTAAATTACTAAAGACGTGAGGCTACGGCACGATGCGGCACATGACCGTGAGCCTCTGATCCTCCTTGAGGACAATCTCTACCGGGTTCGACCAGCCCTCGGGAATAGCTTTGAGAATAGCGTCTACCGTGACCGTCGGCGACGGGATCATCACTTGGCCGTCCATCCACCACGGGCGCTGGATGCCTGTCTGGATGCCCTCTGTCTCCAGAAGACGTGTCAGCCTGGTTTCGATGCGGCGTGCGCGCTGGAGAACCTCTAATAGGTTTGCCCGATCGCTGGACGCAAACGACGGTCCTCCCGAGAGGATCGGCTGCGTGATCAGTTTCTCTTTCAAAGACATGGTAGGTAACTCCTTTGTAGGTTAGTACCAGCGCACCGAATGCGCTGGCGCAAGCAGTTACAATTCCTCTTTCACGGTTTGCAAGATTTCTTTTGCCTCTTGTGCCGCAGCGGCACGCAGATCGTCCTGTTTGCGCAGATCATCGGCCTCATAACTGCCGATTGTCGTCATGATCCGCTGACGGATTTCCCTGAGTTTCGGATCGCCTGTCACGTTCAATCCGGGGAGTATCCCCATCAGGTTGACCAGGTTGTTCACCGTGGAGTCCCGGAAGATCGCTTCGCTGTCAGCCATCTTCTCTATGTAGTGCTCAAGCAAGTCCACGATGCGCAGCCACACATCTTTCATGGCCTCACCGAGTCGGCGCTTGATACTCTCTTCCATGTTGACTCTGAGCGCATTGAGCTCTTTCTCGGGGAGAGTCACGCGGAAATCATCCGGCTCGGTTATGCCGTCGATGTCCAGGTCGACCCGGAATTTCTGACGCAAGTCCTCGGCCGCCGGATAGTCCGCCGGCTGGAACAGAGTCCCCAAACGGAACGACGCCTGGTCGCGCGCCTGCGGATACCTGACCTCGATGAACTCTTTTACGGCAGCATTGAACTGACGTTCCAGATCGCCATACCCCGACATGAACAGTTCGAAGATGTTCCGGGTCATAATACGAGGTCCCTTGTCCGACCAGGGCAGCGTATGCTGGTCGCGATGTGCTTTGAGCGCATTGTACGCGGTGACGATATCCGCGAACGCCTCTTTAGGCACGACTCGTTTAGAGACGATCGCCGAGCCGGCCTGGGCGCTGGCTTCCCTGATCAGGGCACTACTTGCGCGCTGATCAATCTTGTAGCCATTCCACCTGGATATGTGGAGGTTTACTAGCATGCACTTTTGCGAGAGACCCATGTTCAGTTACTCCTTTAGTTTTAGTTTAGTGTTGAGTTATCAATCAGTCAAGCGTCCTCCTCGCTTGTACCAATCGTACAGTAAGATGGGCGCAACAAACGGAAACATTATAGACAGCGCTGTCCGTTCGAAGCCAGCCATACACAGAACAAACATGGCAACAATGCCGATGATTACACCTGCTAACATGTTCAGTCACTCCTTCGCGGTTTGTGTTACATCATGTAACACCTTTTATTGCACCTGGATTCGCACCGTGCGCGCCCACTCAGGACATGGCGCGTCGGTCGTGCACCCGATGATCAGCGGGTAGGGCGTGTCCACTTCAGGCCACGGGGTATAGGCATCAGTCAACAGCAGGACGACCTCCGGGTCGTACGACTCGACGAACGCAAGAGGCTTCCTCATGTCCGTACCGCCGCCTCCTCTGGGATGCAGCACGACCTCATTGCCCTCTTCGAAGATGTCGATGTTGGAGCACTCTGCATCGTCGGCCCACACCACGCGCACCACCATCGGCTTGATGACAGTGACGATGTGATTGACCGCAACCGCGATGCGTTCGAAGATCGCCTTACTGAACATCGACCCAGAACTATCCGCGATGATGGTGAGCTCGTCCATGCCCGAACCTTTGTGCGAGGGTAGGATGACGTCGGAGTACCGGCGATTGCGCTTAGACCAGTTCTCGTCCTGCGCAATGCACGCAGTCAGGAAATCCTGCAGCACCAATTCCCACGGCACGGGTTCATCATAGGTCGCGCCGATGATCGCCGCGAGTTCACCGGGCATGACGCCATGCGCACGGGCGATGGCGCTGGCACGCGCCAAAGTCTTGTTGATCTCGTGCTCGATCGCCGCTGCCTGCGCGGGCGTCGCCGCAGGCACAGGCCGCAGGTCGCCACTCAATCCCCCTTGGCCGCTCTGGGTGGACTGCTGACTCTGCTGATTCTGTTGACTCGGCTTGCCGCCTTGTCCCTTTTGTTGCTGTTGTTCGCGCGCAGCATAAATCTGCTCCGCGGTCATACCACGATATTTCGGATCGATGAGCGCCCATCTCCAAATCTTGAAGCCCAGATCGTACAGCATGATGTTAATAGCGAAGTCGCAAGCCTCGTTCCATGCATCGTGGTCGCGGCTACCGCGCCGCAATCCGTGCTTAAGCAGGATGTGCATAAGTTCGTGGATAACTACGAACTTGGCGGTTGGCACGTCTAGGCCCTCGATGAAAACCGGGTTGTAGCCGATGACCGTCATGTCGGTCCAAGCTGTTGGGCAAGTCAGGTCTTCGATGAATCGAGTCTGCAGCAAGGCCGACGCAAAGAACATCAGTGCCTTGACCTTAACGAGCCCGGTGCGCGCCGTCTCGAAGATGGTAAGCTTCATGGTCAGTCACTCCCTGAAATCGACACAAGGCGAGATATCACCCATGAAGCAGAACAGAACTTCTATTTCGCCAGCCACATCGCCGAGATCGGCTTTACGCTCGTGCTGGATTGCCTGCTGCACCTGTGCATAGTCGCCGGGATGAGCAACCGTCACAGTGTAGATCAGCACGTCAGGATAGCCGTCCTCGCGGCATATTGCGGTAATCGTATGCATGGTCAGTCACTCCTTTTTCCGTTCACGAAAGTCTCTGTCGCCCATGTCCGCATGGCTTGCGCCTCGCTGCCCGCGCCGTTCCACCCATTGCCTTTATTCCAGGCATCGTAAAGCTCGGGCGGCAGCGGCTTGGCATCGGGCGGCATGCGCTCGACCGCCAGGGGCAGGCCGTCATTGCCGTAGGCGCCGGAGACGCTGCACCACCGGCCATTAAGGTTCGCCCGGCCCATCATGAAATGACCTATCTGCCTGAGCGCGACTCTGCGCACCACGGCGAACGTACCCGCGGCATTACAAGGCCCGTCCTCGCGCTGGAGAAGCAGGAGAAACCTGCCGCGGCTCGTGCGCTGCTCGGTACCGTGTGAGTGGGTACCCACTCTGGTTATGAACATGGTTAGTCACTCCTTCATTGATTTAGTTATGACGCCCAGCCTTGCGGCAATACATAGGGTAATTCATACCCTCTATAGATCGTCTCGCCATTGGTTCTCTCTTTGGTAAGATAGAGATCAGCTGCCTTTGCTTGTGCTGGCATGCTGACAGCCAGCCAACCCGTAACTTTGAGCACTTGCGCTACGGTCGTTCCTTCCGGCCGTAACAGCATTGCCCTGATTGTTGCGCATTTTGTTGGCTTTTTCTTTGGCTGCGACAGATATTTAACCATGTACTCGCTGACGATCTGACGCAGTGCCTGGCCACGGTTAAGTCCTCGTTGTTTTGCATAGAGGTCGATGGCTCCTATTAATGTTGGCGACCAGCGTATTGCGATCATTTCGTTTATGCCTGTTGGCGGACGGCCAACCGGCCGCTTCGTTAGTTTCTTTTTCATGGTCAGTCACTCCGTTGAGTCTTCTCGGTTTCGATGTACTGGATCGCGCGAATCAGCGCCTTTGCTCCATGCAGCTTGATCAACTGCCGGAGCTCCCGCCATGACTGCGAATGCAATCGCTCCATCTCGTTCGATGGAGCGAAGCGCCATGTCCAGCCACGTTCTTTGAGATAGAGGTCCATGTTCACTACTCCGTTCAGTTATTGATCACCGGCACCGAGTCGATCGACGCCAGTACTTTGTCCGCGCCAAGCTTGGCGACCATCTTGTCAACCAGGAACTCAGCCAGCTGGCGCCCGGTGTAACGATGGTACGGCGACTGCACGCACATGAGCTCGACCGCGGCGTCGTTCAGCGAGCCGAACTTGTAGCCGCTGGCATAATGTGTCAGCCAGCTGGCTTTGCCAGAGTCGTCGCGCTGGAGCACGAACTTGATGCTTCGTTCGCCGATCTGCAATATGACGGGCATGCCGCGGGCTGTGTCTGCAGCGTTGTTGCGTGTTGCGATTTTGAACTCGATGATCCTTGCCATGTTCAGTCACCTTATCTTGTTCAGATCACAAAACGCATCGACGATGCGCCAGGCTTTACAGCACGCGCATTCCGGTTCCGGTTCGTACTCGTCGCAGCGCTCGCCGTACCATCTGTACGTAAAGGCCATCAGCTGACGCGCTACGCTGTTTGCGGCGTCGGGAAATTTTTCGGCGCTGTTGACTTGCCGACTCAGAAACCGCTCATGTGCGCGGTCGATATGAGTTAGTTCGTGTTTACTCGGCATGTTCAGTTACTCCACTTTGTTTGTGTTACACGATGTAACAGTTTTTCAGCTGCCAATATTTGAGCTTGGCAAGCCGCATCTTCTGCTTTGTCGCTTCGGTATGCGGCCGGCGCCGCTTTTGCCTTGTTGCCTCAGATGCCGGCCGCCTATTGTACATTTGTTCGCTTCGCGTACTCCATTTGCAGTTACTTGGTTGGTAGTTTCCTTCGTTGTCGATACGATCGATCGAGTGATCGGGGGACGGCCGCGGCCCCATGTCGGCAAAAAATTGCTCGAACGATTGCCAACGTTTGCATACTCTGATGCCGCGTCCGCCGTAGTTTTTATAGTTAGGGAGATTGGGGTTAGCACATCTACTAAGCATGTTCCTCCATAGGACATACTCCGGCGTACGTTTGTCAGTAAGAGCTTGTCCGTGCCGAATTTTCCGACAGCCGCATGATCGAGATTTACCGCTGCGAAGATTACCGCTCTGCACGAGCCGCTTGTTGCCACAATCACAATGGCACAGCCAAAGCGGCTTGCCATGATTGTCTTCGCCGGCAATTCTGACGGCGAGGTACCGACCGAAGCGTTGTCCGGTGATGTCAATCAGAGGGGGCATGGCGTTATGAACTTATGTATACAACGCGATATTCCTTTACGTACTCAAGATACGCATCGGAGTCAGGCAGCGTCGCATCCCTGGCCACGGCAAGCTGCCATGCCATGACCACGAATTCCGCCGTGAAGCGCCGCAGGTAGACATGGAGCCGATCGACGTTGCCGAGCGTCATCTTTTCTGAGACGTGCATGGCGGTGGCGTACTTGATCGATAGTTCCTCCGGCACGGGAATCCCCTTGGGGTTTGCCAGTATCTTGTCGATGGAGGGCAGATTCTGCCAGACATCGACGTAGGCCAGGAACTCCATCGCCGGGCCTTCGCCGATAGTGCCGATAATGGCGGCTTCCTTGATGTCCGGTGTAAGGCGCCGGTCCTGCCAGAACTCTACTGCGGTAAACCAGGTTCTGGGAGTCGCAACCACGGGAGTGGTTTTCTTGGGATCATAAGTGTTGACGAGCTCCTGGCGGAACTGCCAGAAGGCAATGAACACGCTAGGCACACCCTGGCTCTGGGCGTAGACGCAGAACTCATCGACAGGGTTAACCGCCTCGACGTGGGTGAGACGGTTGTTGAGCGGCATGGGGAATTTCTTGGCCAGTCCCTGATCGGCGTCGCGGTTGCCCGCCAGCAGCATGCGCACGTTGGGCTTGAGCACGTGCTCACCGCAGCAGCGGTTGAGGAGTATCTGCTGCATCACCGCAAAGACGTCGTTCTTGGCATCGGGCGCCTCGTCGAAAAAGACCACGATCAGCTTGTCGTCGGGGAACGCGTCGTTGCCGATGAACGGCATGGTGCCCGGTGGATACCAGACCGCTGTCCCGGTCTTCTTGTCGGCCTGCGGGAAGCCCCGCATATCGACGGAGTCGTACTGGCTCAGGCGGATATCCACCATGAGCGCGCCAGTGTAGGGGCAGTCTTTACCCAGGAGGGATTGCAGCGCTTTGGGATTGTCCAGCTCCTCGACGGCCTGCTCGGCCCCCTGGGATTTGCCAATACCAAACCCGCCCTTGATAATGACCGGCTTGTCGAGCCGGACCACGATTTCCTTGATGGTGGTCTTGATCTGGGAGATGCTCAATTTTCGCATTTTACTGTTCCTTCTTCATGCTCAGTGAGTTTCTGTTACATCGTGTAACAGATTTCGGTAAACCAAATCTTATCCACCATGAATAAGCATTATACCATAATACCTGCTAGTTGTCAAGGGGTTTCTCGTATTTAGTTGAACTATTTTCTAGGCCGCCAACTGCCCTTTTTAATGGGTTTTACCTGGGGTATGACGGTCTCCAGCGGAAACTCGTATCCATTGGCTTCCAGCCAGAGTTTCAGCCCGCGGCGTAATATTTCTTGCATTTATTACGGATTGTCTGTTGCAGCATTGCTTGCCAGTCAGCGGTATTATTTCCCGGCACAGTGTATCGGGAATGTTTTCGTCTGCCATGTTTTTCCCTCTGTTTACTAAATAAATTCCTTGTCCTCAGCGAGCCATACCGGCATTGTGAACGTACCGTCTTCGTTGTTCTCGACCTGGCTCTTGGGCACCCACGCCTCACGAGTGCCGTCGAACAGCAAATAGGCTTTGTCGGTCTCGTGGCGGATTTGCGCGGTGACGTCTACCAGCTGCTGACTCGGATCGTTCATGTTGGCTACCTCCCAAGCAGGATAACGAGCATGACCAGCACGGCCATTGCCGCCACTGCCAGGTAGAGCACGATCAGCGCACGCTTGCCGTTCCACCAGAGCATTGAGTTGCCTGATTTCTGCCGCCTTGCGGCGGCATGGGGGACAGCGGGGATGTGGGGATGTGGGGGGCGAGCGCGCGTGCGAGGCAGCAGGGTTCCTGGCTGGGGGGGATGGGGGACAGGAAAGGAAGCCGGCCATCCATGCAGCGCGCTCGCCTTGTAAGATCGGTCCGAGTTCCATCCAGGTCAAGGGTCCTCCGGCGTCTCATCCACAGCTGCTCCCCGGCTCGCGCGCGCCGCTCTGGCAGCTTGCAGCCGTGCAGCAAGTGCGCGGCGCTGCTCCCCGGAAAGCTCCCTGGCGGCCCGGAACGGGTTGGTCCCCATCCGGTAGGGCCAGTTCGGGCAAGCGATCGCGACACACTTGCGTACCTCCTCGACCTGCTCGACGCAGCAATCGAGGCACCTGGCGCGGATGACGTCAAGGATGGGGGTCGGAGCTATTCCAGCGTTCTGAAATTCAGTAGCGCCAATTTGCCGGGGGTCCCGGCCCATGGTCTGCCCACCATCCACCCCGTAAGGGGATTTCTCTGTGAGAATTGTACGGGCGGGGAGCTCTTTCGCCTGGGTCCAGGCGTCTCGTGATGGTATCTTCAGGGCGGGCATGGTGACCTCTTGTGCAGGTTGCTTGCCAGGTGACGCCCGGACAGCTGAGCCACGTCCGGGCGTTGCGTCTTCAGGCCTGCGGCTCCAGCTGCTCCCTGGCATCGGATGCACAGCGACTCATGCCAAGGTCCTGGAGGCCTTCTTTGGTGAAGGCCCGCATCCCGAACTTGCGCCGCGAGGCTCCACTGGGGTGCTTGCGCACGCCACGGCCGCCGATCGTGTCGGGAACACCGCCAACATCATGCGTTTCGCTGATGCGGCGAGCTCCTGACTCTCCGGATCAAAGGTGGTCATTCGAGCTCCCTGTCATGGTCGAGGTCGCGGCGGTGCGGGTTGGAAATCTCGTCGGCGCGGCCGAGGATGTAGCCGGCAAAGAAACACAGTGCCGCGATGAAGATTACTGGGACGGTGCTCAAAGTCATCTGAAGTTCTCATGATCTATCGCGATACGGATGGCGGCGGCAAGGTCGATGCCTTCGTGGGCGGCGATGCGGTCGATCATAATTACCATGGTGGGGAGAGTCTGCACGAGGTCCGGCGGTTTGCCGCCGCTGATGGTATCGGCAACCGCGTCGGCATAAATGGCCACGGTGGCAAGCGCCTCGCCGAGCTTTTGTTGCGGTGTGTTACGGGTGCGCAGCAAAGTGGCTAGCCGCAGTTCAGCGAAGGTCAATGGGTCTGGCTGTTTCATGTTTGTTGTTGTTTCTCTCTCTCTCTCTCTCTCTCTCTCTCTTTCTCTTAATCGTGGAAAACCTGATCGAAACTATGCCAGATGGTTCTTTGTTTTTCTTCGTCAATGTATAATACAACAAATGTCTCTTGACCATTAGCGCCTTTTATTGCGTCGTTTCCAGCTTTATACTGGTTATCATAAATGCGCCCTGCGAATGGGTGGGGATCAGTGAGCTCGCAACCGCGTTCATGCCAGCCTTCGATCCGATATGTTCTCAGTCCAGCCTGTTTAGCCTTTGGCTTGGTTTCGTGTCCATGCATGCCCATCCGGGCGCTGATTGCTTCTTCGCTGGGATGCCATGCGCCACGCGCGGGTCCAACCCCATATCGCCTTCTTACTCTGTTGACTCGGCGGCGGAGTGTGTCGATCGCACGCCGGCGTGCGTCCGTGCAAACAGATACATGATTTAGGAATTTGGTTCGTAATTCCAAGGGCGGTGGCGTCTTGTAGCCGTAAACCGGTGGTTTATTTTCTTGCGCGTGAATCATTATTGCTTTCAAGGCGGCATGAATGTAATAAGCCGGTTTCCAGCTGTGAATAAGTTGCGCTAGAACGATACGATCTTGCGGAGTACCGCACGTCAGCACGTGGATAACGCCGTGGTATGCCACACGCTTTAGTATGCGGCGATTACTGCCGTGACACGCGTTGAAAAAATCAGTTAGAGAAATTTCAGCCATGGCCGGTACCTCAGATGCTGGTCAGGGTCAGAGCCTGGGTCGGCGCGCCCGCGCCGACCCAGGCTCGCTGTTTTTTTAGCACGCGTCATGTGTTTCGCGCAAGCTGAAACCTAAGTCATTGATGTTTATCGGGTTTTAACGCAAACTGAGACCTGAGTTAGGCGCAAGCTGAGCCTAAGTCATTGATAGTATTAGGTTGTGGCACAAGCTGAAACCTAAGTCATTGATATTATTACGTTGTGCGAGGCATGACGGGTTGTGTCAGGCAAAGGTTGTGACTCACACAAGGAATTTGTGTGCTGTACCAAGGGCTTGGGCGGGTTTGTGCCGTGTGTCAGTCATCAGACAATAGAAGCGTTATATATACAGTTATATATGTTACTCGTATACCATGTGTTGTTCTATATATATATATATAGCTTAATCCACATGGGGTTTATATAAGACGTTTTAGATTGAGTCACAGCACACCCCTATTTATAACGCTTCTATTGTCTGATTTTGCACATTTCGACACAAAGCGATGGATATCCCTGGGAGAGAAGGACCTTTATTGTGTGACCCACTGACACAACGCCGACACAATCCCGCACTTTTGTGCCGGTACTGTGCCGAAAATCACGAATACAATACACCAACACACTGGTAGGCCAAAAATCATGTTAAGCTGTGACCTAAGCCATACAAAAGTTGTTATATCGTGTAACAGAATATATAACTT